TGTTTCATATCACAAATTTTTAGGGGTTAAACAATAAGTAAGCGAACCACCGGTAAGAGTGATTCGCTTTAATCGTTCAGGCGATTTTTACTTTGATTCCATGCGCCTGGAGTTGTTCGGCTGTAAAACCGTATCGAATGATTTTCTTTTTAAGTGATTCGATAAAACACTTCTTTTGATAGTCAAACTCTTCTTGATCCAGTTGCCCGTTCAAAAATCGTTCGCGCGCACCTTTCAGCGTATCGTAGTCAATAACCGCTGAAAGCAGATTAATTTCAGGCGAGCCGAATTCAAGGTGTTTTCGTTCGCCCCGCTCGTTCGGCTCGTTTGCGGCACGGCGCAAATTCATCTTTGCTTTTCGCTCGTACCAGTCCATCATTCCTAACATATCATTTAATTTTAGGGGTTAATACTAAATCGTTCGGCCGGATCGTTCATTTAACAAAACCGTTCATCAACCGTTCGGCCACAATGAACCCGCCGCCGGTGCAAACCAGTAGCGGGCAAACCTATTTCATTTTCACAAAATCGTAGGGGCAAAATGTTTGATAGCGCCGTTAACCCTACGGCAAAACACCTTGCAGGGCGCCCCTGTTTTCGCAAATTAGAGCGCCTAATTAGATATGATATATACCGCGGTGTAGCCTGAGCCACACCACGGCGGGGATTATACGGGCCACGGGCGCGCGTGCCCAAATAAAAAGTTATCATAATAAAATGCACATATATCAACCGCACATATATCAACCACACGGGCACGAACTACCCGGCCGTATATTTCAGCCCCCCGCTCCGCTACATAATAACCCGGTACCGATACACCACGTTTCCACCTTTCGATCATCCAGCACATTCACCACCGCACCCCCATCTAAATCGACTTGTATACGGCCGCACGTTGTGCGCGCCCTTGTATATAGTATCTCTTTATCCGGTGCCCACCACCACCGAAGTGGCGGAGGGTTAAGCAAATAGCGCTTATCCCGTCACCTTGTCAGTACGTGGGGCACGCTATTTGTCAAGTGTTTAAGTGGGTAGCACCTGGGGCAGCACGGACTCCCCGGGGACTTTTAGTTATTATTACACTTTGTTTTTCAGGCCGACCCCATCAAGTGGGGCCCCTTTGATGTCAGTCCGACGGGCAAACCACGGCGCCCAACTCGTGGGCAGTTGTGGGCTACTTAGCAACCAGCAACCAGCTCCGGGCACGTCTAAGCGGGTAGCTAGGCCGCCCCACGTTGTGGGCGCGGCACCCCGCAAGGAAGTACCAGGACATGAGCAACCCCGCACGTTGTGCGGCAGTATGCAACCGGAGGCGGTGACCTTTGGCCATCCGTCAGTAATAGAGCGCTTTTTTTTTGATAGTTGGCGGGCGGGGAGTCGGACCCCGCAGAAGAGCACCGGCACCGCCAGAGCCGCACGAGGCGGCAGGGCCTATATTAGGCCACGAGTTTAGCGGCGAGCACGGCCGCAAGCTCAGGCTCTACACCGCCATCGACGAGCACGGCCGCAGCGTCAGCCAGAGCGCGGGCACGCTTTTCGGCGGCTTCCTTTTCGGCGGCCTCCTTGTTAGCCATGTCAGAGGTTGCAGCCCGATAGTCCCTGTTAACCTTTTCGGCCGCGCGGATACCACGTTTTTCGGCACGCTCTAGACGCTTTTCTGCTGCGACCTTAGCGCGGATAGAGGCGAGCACGCCACGGACGCCGTAGACGGCCACACCGCGAGCGTCAACCACGCGCCCGTAATAGTCTAGCAGGCAGTCAGACAGTACCAGCTTATTATAAGGCACGAGGCGCAGCACGTCGAGCACGTGTTTTTCATCATCCGTCAGATCCTGGCAGGCTGCAACCTTAGCGCGGGCGGTCTTAGCAATCTTGTTAACCAAGTTGATAGATTTGGCCGGGCTTAGTTGATCCGCATCCACCACGGCCGCGCGACGCTCAGCGCACTTTGCTAAGTAGGACGAGTAAGCCGCATCCGACAGAGCCGCGAGGCGGGAGGACTGCAGGGTGATAGCGTCAGCGGCAGCAGCATCCGCCAGAGCCGCGGGCACCTCATCCGCCATACAGTCAGTAACCGCGATATATTCGCGGACAGCGGCGGCGGCCGAAGTATCGGCAGCGACGGCGTCAGCGTCAGCCAGAGCGAGGGCACGCAGAGCGTAGAGGCGCGGGGATACTTGCAGCGACGCGGGTACGGAGTCGGCCGCACGTTTGACGACGAGCTCCGGAGATTGTGACGAGATAGCCACGTATACACGAGCATTAGAGGACGCAGACGCGGGAGCTACAGACTCAGAGGTCGCAGGGGCAGCGACTCCTAATACATTCACTGATTGATTGTTTCTTTCTTCAGTTTTCATAATCTTTTGTATTTAAATGTTAATAATAAATTGACTTCTATTACAAATTTACCACTTTATTTTAATACCTCAATCATATACGCAAAGAATTTGGGGAGTATTTTAGTTAAAATCCGAAAAAAGTTATAAAACGCTGAAAATAAGGTAGTTATAATAGTCGATATGCTACACTTGTAATATTTAAAAATAGCCGGTACCCCCCCCAATTATAGATATAAAAAATTTGACCCTTGACCTCCAAAATATTTTTCCCATCTTAAATTTTCCCCAATCCAATTTTTTCCATTTCCCCAAATATCCATTTCCCCAGCTCTAAATTCCCGCTCAAAGATTTTTTCTCAAATCTTGACACGTTTACATTCCTTAACACTATTTTAACATTACGAAGGTATGTTTAAATATTGCTAATATGTTTGCGATATTGTATGACATTGCTATCTTTGGCACATCGTAACATGGTTGCGTAACCATTTGGGTTATATGGAAATTACGCAGATTACGTATTTATACCCTATCCCCCTTATCTCCCGCGTTTGTGGATTTGTATATGGGCCAGAATAGAAGTATTAATTTTATATAGCCCGAAAAATTTTGACAAAATTGTTTTTCGACATGGCATACAAGGCAAAGACGAACTTCAACTACACTCCCAAGTGCGCGGAGATGACAGAACTGGCGGTAGGCAACCTGCGGGATGTCTACTCGCGTGACGTATTCCGCATGGTGGAAGGGGTAAGGGGTTACTCCGAGCAGGCCAATGCCCTGTGCAAGTTTATCAAGGGTGCTTTCCGTGCGGCTGCTTTCGGGGTCTACAAGGGTCAGATACATTTCTTCACGGGTAAGATCTACGAACCGGTGCCTGCCTTTGTGATGAGGGACATCGTGAGCCAGTTCCTTGACGGGCTAGGTATCTCCCCGCGTCTGTTGTTGAAGTACGGGGACAACAAGTTCTTCTGGGAGGCGCAGCGCGCCTGCTACTACAATCCCTTGCAGCCCTCGTTCCATCTCATGTCGTTCAGGAACTGTGTGGTGGATATGTCCACCGTGACGCAGTACCCGCATGACCCGAGATACCACTGCGTGTACCTGCATGACTATGACTTTGACATGACCGCGGAGTGTCCCACGTGGAAGGCTTTCCTAAAGAGGATGCTTCCCGACAAGGCATCCCGCCAGATATTGCAGATGTACCTCTCGCTGGCCCTCGTCGACAGAAGTTCCATGACGATGAAGGTGGAGAGCTGCCTCTGCTGCTACGGCTCCGGCTCCAACGGCAAGTCCGTTGTGTTCGAGACCGTGTGCGGGCTGTTCGGGCGGGAGAACATAGGCATGTCGGGTGTCGAGGCCATCATCTGCGGACGGGGCGACGAGCAGCTCCGGGCCGCCGCCGCCATCGACGGGATGAGATTGCTGTACTGCTCCGAGGTGAACAAGAAACTGGCGGTGGGGGACTCATCCTCGCTTTTCAAGAAATTCGTGTCGGGCGAGCCGATACAGGGCAGACTGATAGGGCAGGACGAGTATACCATATACAACATACCCTATCTCGTGATGAACCTGAACGACAGGATAGACACCGGGGACAACTCGTATGCGATAACCAGGCGGTTCATAGAGCTTGACTTCCCGGTGAGGATCACGGAGGAAGAGAAGGACATGGGACTGGCTGGGAAGATAGCGAAGGAATACACGGGGGTGATGGCATGGCTCGTCCGCGGGATGAGGAATTTCAAGGCCAACGGGTACCGGTTCCCGCAGTCGCAGGCTACCGAGATGGCCAAGTTCAAGAACCTGGCATACTCCGACCCGTTCTACGCATGGACCACCCTCTCGCTCATGCGCGACAAGCCGCTGAAACGGAACGAGGAAGCGCAGAAATACGCGGTGGCCGACCTCTTCGCCAGCTACGTCGCCTTCTGCGAGCTGAACGGGCTTGACTACGTGAACCTGCTGATGTTCGGACGCAAGATGGTCAAGGCGGGGTTCACCTCGCGGAGGGAGAACAAGACCACCAACTATATCATCTACGGTGACTTCGACATACAGAGGGTGCCGGAGCTGGCCGACAAGGAGGTTTACGACATACCCGCCGTGGAGGAAGAGGAAGAGTTGTACTAATTAAAGACATAATGATATGGCACTGAAAGAATGGAAGAATGAGAGAAGCTTCACCTCCTGCGAGGATTGCGGGAGCTGGGGCGAGAACGGATGCAGGATGGGCCTGCAACCCGTGCGCGCGGGGTTCAACGCTGCGGGCGATTTCTATGACTGCAAGAACTTCCACCTCGCCCCCAAGAAGGAGGTGAAGGTTAGAGAAGAGACACCCGCACCCGCTGTCGCACCTGCCGCCATAAAGAAGGAGGCGGAAGTATCTGCACCCGTACCCGCGGAGAGCGAGCCGGAGGCTGCTACTGTGGAAGGACCTGCTGCGGAGAAAGAGACCCCCAAGAAGGAGGTGAAGGCTAAGGCAAAGAAAACATCTAAAAAGAAATAGGATGGACGAGAAAGGAATTGTATGGGAGAAGAGAGTGGGGAACCTCATTCTCCGCAATATAGAGGGCCAGACATTCAACGTCACTGTGACGCGGCCTGACGGAAGCAAGGAGGATAAGGGTGAGGCAACCTTGCATTACATCACCCTTACGAATGTCGATAACAGCTTCTCCGTGGCATGGAGGGAGGATACCCTCGTATACCAGCTGCTGGAGAAATGCCACGAGCAGCCTGACGAGAATACCGACCTCATCACGGAGATCATCGCCCTCACCACGTTCTGCGTGGGCAGTTCCGCAGACGTGTGCCGCCCCTTCAAGAAAAAGGACGGAGGGGATGTAGTGGACGGGCTGCGCCTGTCCGTGCAGCGGGCCGTATCCGACTACTTCAAGAGAGTGGGCGAGTACGCTGCCGAGGACGGGGATGAGCCGGAGGAAAAGATAATCGAGGATATGAAGGCCTATACGGAAGCCCAGTCCGCGCTTGACGGGATGAAGGCAGACGAGGCCGAAGGGAATGACCAGCGATAGCAGCATGTTTTTTTCATAGTATGATGTCCCACAGCGGTGGGTAGTGTGTTTTTCATAGTAGATTGATTTAAGTTAAACATTCCCCTCCTTGTCTGTGAAGATAGGGAGGTTTTGATAGGCAGTTCACATTATTACTATATACTATCTGCGCAAGTCGGATGCCGAAGCCCGGTGAGTGCATAGCTGTTACTTAAGTCTTATTTTTGTTTTGTCTAATTTTACCGCCGGACCCCGTGAGGGCAATGGCGGTTTTTGACAGAGAATTACGTACACCACATATTATTTCTATTGGATATTTCATATTGTTTCCCGTCCCGTCCGTGAGGATAGGGCGGTTTTGGAGAAGTCAAGGATATTTGGTCCTTTTAGGACCCCTGAGCCTTAACTGAGTGGTACTCATTATCTGATTAAAGTTAGTTGTTTATTTTCCCTTCCGGTCCGCGAGGATAGGGAGGCTTTTTGACGATCACTTTTTCCATATATATTATCAACCCTCTTACTACGGGAGGTTTTTTCTTTTCATAATTTGTAATTTGGTTAAATGTTAGTGTTAGGTGCGTCTGTCCGCGAGGATGGGCGCATTTTGCATAAAAGAAGGGCACACCCAAAACAGGATGTGCCCCGCTCCTTGCCATGGAGACCTCAGTCGCTGTCCGACTCATGGTCAACGGTGCGCCTCGGCTTATTGCAGAGATTATGGATGGCACGGTACCATTCCACGTCCGCAGAGAGCCTGCGCACCCGCTCGCGGTGCCGGAGTTGGATATCCTTCCACTCCTTCCCGCTCATTACCACTAAACCAAATACCCTAATCATCGTTTGAAGAATTATTGTCTTGCTCTTTTTCTTGTTTGATGTAAAGGCTGCAATCGCGGCAGGTCAGGGGAAGGTAAAAATGCACAAGATGTTCCTCGTCCTTCACCTCGTCCTTCTTCATCTGGAGAAGGTCCGCGTACTTCATCATCACCTCCGCTCTCTCCTTGGAACCCGGCTTCATGGACTTGGCCGTTTTCAGCAGTTCGCGCGCCACATCGTCCTTCGTCAGCAGTCCATCCGTGGTCTGCATATCATCCTGCTCTTCCTGCTCCTGCCTGTTGCGCTTGGTGATTTTCTTATACTGCTTCTCCAGTTCGTTGACGAGATAGCAGTACGCATTGTCCGAGAGGATGCGCCTGAGCTGCCCCATGTCGTAATCCTCCGTGCTCTGCGAGTTCTTGTTGATAACCGAGTAGTAGGCATCCCTTTCCGACATGCCCACGGCCACGAGGGTGGCCATGACATACACGTCCCACTCCACCCCGTTCTTCTTGGCCAGCTTTTGCAATTTGTCCGATACTCCTTTCATAATCATTCCTCCAATTCATAAGCCGGTACACGATAACACTTGCAGTGCGAGTGGGGATAGCCGTTGTCCGCATCCTCCATAGGATGGAACCCGGCCTCCATGTCGCACAGCTCGCAGGGATAGTTACTGCCTCTTAACTGGTAGTAGCCTATCGCGCCCTTCTCCTTCATATCCCATATTCCCAACTGCCACCATGCAAGGTCCAGCGACCCCACCGTGATGCGGTCTATCTGTGTCGCGCTCACATTGCTACGACCAGTGCCGAACGTAGCACCGCGCGAGCGCAGGCGGTCCGCCCTCGGGAACGGCATGGCAAACGCTTTGGTGATGAGCGCGTCGGTCCATGGCGACTTCATGTTGGCGAGATAGTCATTGGCCGTGCGCAGGTAGTTATAGCCAGCGAGAAGCCCCGCGGCTATAAAAGCCTCCATCTCTCCCTTGTAGTTCGAGAGATAGTTTCCTATCTGCGCGTACACGTCCTGACCGTTACCGAGGGAGGCGAGATAGGTAAGGATGCTGTCGCGTGTTTCCTCATCATTTGTCAGATTGCTTACCGCATCCTCCAGGAGCGCGTAAATCTCCTCCAGGAGCTGCGCAATAAGCGCGTCCACCTCCCTTTGCAACTCATCGTTGTTAGAGAAGGCGAAGTCGGATGGAGCGGTGCGGTACTTGTACCCGAGCTGGATAATCTTCACGGCATAGGCATAGAGCAGGGAATGGATACCCGAGAGCAACCCATTCTCCAGCTTTATGCGCAGCGCGAGGAAATCCTTCGCGTCCTGCAAATCGTCCTGTGTGTATCCGGCACTCATTTATTGTCGCTTTTTATCAAAATCATCCCAGTTATTCTCTCCTAAGAAATTGCCGTTCTTGTCCCACGTCTTTCCGCTCTTGTTGGGTCTGCCAGGCCTGCGTCCGCGACCGCCCGTATTGACATTACCCTGGTATCCCTGCGTCTTTCTCTGCGGGGTGTCATTGGCCTTTGTTGGGTCGATATCGTTCTGTAACTGGGCCATAGTGGTCTGCACCTGACCGGTGGTGTTCACATCCCCGTTGAGGATCTGCGCGCCCATTGTCTGCTGGAGGTTGGCCAGCACATCCTGCTGCTGCTCTTCCTCGATCTCCGACTTGATGCGCTCAATCTCGTCATTGGTGGTGTATACACCCGCGCGCATGGATGCCGTGCGCTTCGACATGAACTTGTTCTGCACACCGAGCGCGAGGTTCTGCATGAGTTCGGCCACATTCTGCGGAACATAAGGCTCGATCCACACATTCATCTTCAACGCTGCGAAGTCAAGGGTATGTTCCGTCTCCACTCCGTATCCATATCTGAATATCTCAACAACCCCGTCGATGAACTGCGCGAAGTCGTTGCTGTCTACCGTAGCCTGCTCGATGGCCACATGGAAGAGCAGACGGATGGATGATGAGGGTGTATCACCTGATTTCAACTCCACGTTCTTCACGCACTTGCTCTGCTGGTAGATGGCATCCTCGAGCATATCCAGCTCGGACTTGTAGGACGAGGATGCGTCCTGACGCTGCAAGAAGCCCGCCTCGCCGTCCTCGGGGATAGTCACCACCTTTACCGCGTTGTTCATGTCTCCCACAACATCGACACCCTCCCCTTTGAGATACATGATAGGTGTGCCGAAGGCATGGTTGCTCTGCGCGAGCCGTGAGAAGGCAATCTCGTAATTGTCGATGCTGTCCTGCGACTGCGACCAGCACGCACCCATATCGTTTCGGTGGTACACTACCGGGATGCGGGGGAACATGTGCTTCTTTCTCTCCACAATCTCATATCCGCTCTGTCCGTAGATGCTCTTGATGGAGTTGAGTAAGCGGTCTATCCTTGTCGCCTCTCCGCGTTTTAGACGGTAGTAATACTCATTATCCCACACCTCTATCCACGAGGTCACTGTGATGCCATCCTTATCCACATCTGTATACTCGCGCGCGAGGCAGTTCAGGTCTCCCGTCTCCGGGTCAAAGTGGGGATAAATCTTGTCACCCTTCTCGTAGGAGAAAACGCGCCAGCCGAACTTGCCGTTCTTAAGATAGCCGACAAAGGCGGTATCTCCGGTCGCCTTGACAGCTCGAGCAGCCTCGTACCATGCCACCTCCATGCCTTTGTTGAGCCACCCGAGTCGGAAGGTTTGGAACATCTGCTCCTGATTCTCATTCTCTTTCGTGGATAGCAGCTCGAACTGAACATCATTCGCGCAGAGGTGTGTGAGTTGCTTGGTGAGGATGTCGTACTGGAAGCCGAAGGCATAGCGCGGCACTTCCTCCACGAACCACTTCCCACTCTCCGGGTCCTGCCGCCAAATGTCGGGATAGTACTGCTTGTTCCAAATCATGTGGCCGTTCTTGTCAAGCTCGCGCAGGAAGTCGGCCTGCGTCACGATGTCGAACAGCGGCTGGTCGCCCTGATAGGTGTTCAGGCTCTTTTCCCGGTCCCTCGTGAAGCCACCGCTATGATACCCTTCCGGACGGATGCGCACGAAGGGCGGCTTCAACAGCAGGTCTTGTATGCCCTGCTTAGTCAAACTTAAATTCTCCATATTCCTTTTGGTTTAGTGATTTTCTTTGCTTTAACGTCGAATATCATACGCATGATAAGAGCCTCGAAGAAGTCCGGCGAGTGTCCCACGAACTTTTTCATCTTATCCTTGCCGATGATGTAGAATCCCTTATCCACCTTGGACTCATCCTTGCGGACGCATTTTCGCTCCTTCATCAGGACTTGTCTTAGCGGCATCTTCTCAAAACCCTTGCCCGAGAATTTCAGGTCGAGCAGCCTTGGGTTGATGGATATCTCCCTCTCGTAAATCTTCTTGGTAAAGAGATACGCGCACTGCGATTTTAGGTTGCCGTACAAGTTCTTCTCTTTCTCGTCGACAGCCTCTTGGTTGTTGAAGGGCACGGCTTTCTGAAACCATCCTTTAAGCGTCTGCCCCACACCCTGCAAGTCGTATGTGAAATGCTCGTCAGTGACACCCCACTCGGTGAGCTGCGCGCGTACCGCATTAACCGTATTCTTCGGGTCGAGTTTGAACACAGCGATGTCGGTTATATGCCAGCCGGTCCACAGCCACATGACGAGTGAGTCGCCTCCGTCGAAGGCTACGTCACACGACACCCGTTTTATCCCGTCGCCTATCATCTGCGCTTGTTCATACATCGCCTCGAGGTCGGTCATTTTAATCATATCGTCTCCAATGGCCTTGTAGTTCCAGTTACCCTCGAGGTCTCGCGCGCGCTGTTCCTCTCCCTGCTGGGCAAGGTTGGCCACATAGGACGGGTCGGAGGTAATGAGTTTTATATTCTCTTCCACGTTACCCTTGATGAACGTAGCGGACTTGATGAACATCTTCAACTTGTCAAAGCCGAGTTCACCATACGCAGGCTTCCAAAGTCTGTCGATGGTGTCCTTGCATTGCAGGTAAACCTCTTCCCGTGTGTTGCCCCAATAAATGCCGGATGGCGAATCTCCGTCCATGAAGCAATAGCGCACCACACCGCTCCGCTCTGGGATAGGCAGTCCGTCCTCTCCGATCCACCATGCGATGAAGCCTCTGACCCATGAGTCGGGGTCTGGGTTGCAGGTCCCGTATATTCTGTTACGGATGCCGTAAGCATTTCGGGAGTCCGTGATGATGTACTTGAACTTGTTATAGGGCATGTGTGTAATCTCGTCAATGCCGATATAGGGGTATTGCTTGCCCTGGAATCGCTTTTTGAAATCCTCGTAGTCACCTTCATAGAACGTAAAGCGCAGGGAACCTCCTTTATAGAAGTTCCACGTCATATCATTCAGTGACTTGTTGTATGTGCCGAACTGCGAGTAAAGCAGGGGAGCATCTTTTGTCAGACTCTCCAAGTCACCCTTCTCGTTACGGAGGATGATAGCGTTGAAACGGGGATTGTAGATGTCTTTAAGCGTTTCCATGAGTAAGGAGAAGGAGTTATGCGTCACAATGAAATCATCAGTAATGTAAAGTGCATTAGGGTTGCTGACCGCTATACAACGACACTTCTCGTAACCGACAAATTCATATCCAACAATTCTACGGCAAGGTATTGAAACATCACCGTTATACTCCTTGCATAGTTCCCTTTTCCGGCTCAGCCTGAACAGACGTTCTTTATTAGCAATTTTAATACATAGAGTATAGGCATCTTGACAGCGAATATATTCACCGTCCTTTTTATATCCAGCCTCATGCTTTATGATTGTTACAGAACTTCCAATAGATTCAAGCATATATCGCATGTCATAAGCGAGCGTTTCGCTTACTGTCGTATATGTCAATCTTCCTTTAGATGAGCAACAACCATCCGTATCCATCATACCTTGAATAAGAGCAATTCTTTCATCCAATGGAGCTGTTTTATAGTATGATGGGATAAATTTTGAATTGGAAACACATCCAATCAGTCCCATTTCATATAGCTGATTATAAAGATCAGCACATTTAATGCGATAATCTTTTGCTTCACTTGCCTGCTTCTTATAAGACGAGTCCATAGATATCCCTGCTGATACAAATTGGTTTACTATTTCTTCGTCAGCGGACGTGAATATGATTACACCATGTTCAGTAGCAATTTCAGAAACGCATCCATCACCTATTATAGCCCCAATGACGTAAGGATTGATGGTTGGCGCCCATCCATTTACAGCGCGTGTAAACTTGATTGGCTCAGAAAGAGGAATGAGTAGATGTGAGTCATACTGCGACTTTTTTGCGTTTCCCTGATTGTCAAGAAAATCTTTAATCATTGAAAACGTCCAAGTTCGCCAATCCATTTCTTGGCCACCTCCATTATTCTTTCTCTTTTTCGTAATCAAATTGGTTCTTTTGATATTCCACAAGTGGTCCTCTGTGCAGTCTGTGAACGTGCCATCGGAGAATTTGAGCCGATAAATCGGCTTAACACCCCATTCGGTAATACAGATTACATTTTGAATACTACCCATTGTGTCGTTTATCATATCTCCGACACGCAAATCACCAATAGGCTTAAACCCGAAAGGTGTGCAGACCTTTGAGTAATAAGGTTGTGCTTTCGAGCAGCCCCGGGATCCGCCTACGATTACGATATCTGCGGACGACGACAAGAAAATTTCCTGACAGCCCCTTTGAGCGTAGTAAGCCGAAGGGGTTGCCTTGTTCATGTCCGCTTGGCGCATCTTATCCATGCACTCATAGGAAATCACTTTGTTTCCGTCTTTGTCTCTAATGTCTATCATAACAAACAGAGGCCCGCCTGCAAGCCATATACGACCTGCACGCGAGCCTCTTGGACTTCTTGATGATTAATGTACCCTGCAAATATAGCAATGTCTTAGTATTTAGCGAATAAAAATCAAATTATATCGAAATTTTTTCCGAAAATATTTGCCAATGTGCCATGACATTTATATGTTTGCCCTCGTAATAATAACCTTATGGCATACAGAGTAAAAGAAACCTTAACTACTCCTGAGTATATCAGGAAATACGGCCGGGAGCCGAAAACAGTACGATGCCCCTATTGCAGCCACAAACTCTTGGAGTTTGAGGAACCGATAAGGGGTATTGTGAGATTGAAGTGCAGACGATGCAGCCGTTCCTTGGAACTGACGTTTTACAACCCGCCTGCCTCATTCAATCCTCCCAAGGCCGTTGAGGATATCGGTCTTTCAACATCGGTATGATGATATATTAAATCCAATTCGAGGAACTTCGCAGGAAGAGTGACTGGGACGATTCAATCCTGCAACATCGCGGAGTGGAGCAAATGGTAGCTCGTCGGTCTCATAAACCGAAGGTTATAGGTCCGAGTCCTATCCCCGCAACTATATGGTGAAATTTTGAGACATCGAGAGGTCCGACAAGGTGAAACCCACCTTTGCCGGACTTCTCCTTTTTTGTTTAATCTAAACCCCTTTTCAATGGAAAAAGAAACCCTTATTTCCGAATTAAAGACAAGACTGGGAGAAACCCCCTTGTCAGAGCGCACGATTACCGAGTATGCGGGTGCGATTTTAACGACGGTACCCGATGGGGATGTCCCTGACACGTTTTGGGACATGCACAAGACGATTCTCGCCTCGATGGGAGGCCAGCTTAGAGCCGATAACAAGGCTGGAATCGACAGATTCAAGGCGGATTGGGACAAGAATCATCCTGCTCCCACTCCTACGGAACCCCCTACACCGCCCGCACCAACAACCCCTCCAACCCTCCCGAAGGGCGATAATCTTGACGAGATCCGCAAGATGCTGGAGGAACAGAGTAAGGCGCACGCGAAACAGATGGAAGAGCTTCGCAAGCTCTATGACGACGGTCAGACCAAGTTCAACGACCTGCAAAAGCGTTACAACGAAGAGAAGCTTGCAGCGCAGCAGGCTGCCACCAAAAAAGCCATTACCGAGGCATTGCAGAAGAATGGCGAGGTGAACAACAGAGTGCTTGAACTTGCGCTCTCGCAGGTTGAACTGAAAGATGGAGAGACCATTGAGAAACTGACCGAAGCCACCAAAGCCATCTACGAAAAGGAGTTCAAGGCTTTCTACGGCGAAGGCGCGACTCCATTCAACGGACAAGGCGGCAGCGACCCCGATAACAGTGAAACGAAGAAGTACCTCGAAGCACTGAAAAAGAGGAATGAGGAAGAAGCCGCCAAGCGTGAAGCCCAAAGAAAGGCATTAAAGTAAAAAGATTGTTTAATTCTAAAACTGACGCAAATGTTAGCATCTATGAATCAGAATACTTCCAGCGAGGCTAAGTTCGGTGGTAGTATCAAGGTGTTTGAGGGTCATACCAATGTCCTGACCGGCGGTTTTGAGTTCATCCTCGATGAACTGCCGGACAAGGGTAATGTACTGCCCATCGCCACCCCCGTTTATGCTGACGAGGAAACGCGCGTCATTCGTCCCACTTACACCTTCGCACTCGCAGAAGCAGCCGAAGAGACTGCTGTCGAGTACAAGATTAAGAAGGGTCCGGAAGGCTCGCGCATCAAGGTCGGTACTATCCTGATGGTAGCACCTGCAAGCGTGTCCGACAAGGGCACGGGTGTCAAGGTGTCTGCTGTGGATACGACCAACGCAGCATACGATGTGATTACTGTATCTGCCACTCTCGGTGTCAAGGAGGTTGGCGCAGTGTTAATTGAGGCCGATCAGGAAGGTGCGGAGGCAACTGTCAAGGTTGTCCCCAACGCTCTGTTGGATCGTGACGTTCGCAAGTTGCCCGATGCAACCCAGGTGAACGCTACCGCAGTGTTCTTCTCTGATATGCCCGTTTTGGAAAGACGCATCCCACCCATCCCCGACTGCTTGAAGAAGGCTTTGTTGGAGAGCGGCTGTTACCTGCGTTTCTCGAAGCGTAAATAAAGTAGGAGGACAGAATCATGTTAAGAGATAAGTCTTTGTATTCGGACCTTGACCTCCGCAAGTATATTGATGCCGAACAGCTCGGTATCATTTCGGAGACAGCCAACGCGAAGTACAACAACACTGGTTGGCAAAACTACGCTGCATGGGGCGCACCGAGTAATTCGACCACATGGGCGCAGATTGTGAAGAATGAGGAAATCCTGGTTACAGCATCCTTGCTGGCCGTAGGCGCAAACAAGCCGCAGCGCTCTGCTTCGGGCTGGAGCACCTACACTGGCTCAATCCCCAAGATTGGTCACGGTATGTCACTGGAGGAAGCTGGCTTGATGGATATCCGTCAGGTGCAGGCCCTTACCGGTCAGCCCTACACCCAGCTGTTCCTCGAATCGTTGAACACCACGGTTGGCAACCTGCTCGGTGGTGTACACAACAAGTTGAACCGTTTCACTTACCAGGCACTCTCCACCGGTATCATCGACGAGACCGATAACGACGGTGTATCGTTCAAGATTGACTACCGCGTAAAGAACCATCAGGGTGTGCAGGAGAAGTGGTTTAACGAGGATGGCACTCCCAACGAGAAGGCCACTCCCGTTCAGGACCTGCTGGATTTTCAGCGGTGGGCCAAGAAAGCGCGTAACGCTATCTTTGACCACTGGGAGGCCAGCGAGGAAGCGTATGATGCGTTCCTTACCCACCCCGATGTCATTGCCAAGACCGCTGTAAGAGTTAACGCTTACACTCCGGGCAACTACGTAATGACAGAGGCTGAGAAGCTGACAGCCCTGCACGAAATGGGTATCCTGCCCATCCGTGTGGTTGATGAGAAGTCCGCTCACGAAGAGGACGGTGTACCTGTTATTGATGAACCGTCGTTCAACAAGAACAACTGGGTACTGAGTTCACTGGGTAACATCTTCGAGATGAAGTGTGCCAACTCTCTGTATAAGGACCGTATCGCCTACGGCTCTACCGGAGAGAACAACATCTACTCATTCGTTGATGGCCGCATCGCGGTACTCTCCACTTGGCAGGAGCGTCCTATCAAGAATATCATTGACGTGGAACTTTGGGCATTGCCGGTTCTTAAGAACCCGAACAATATCTCAATCCTCCACACCAACACTTCGGAGATAGGATAGTAAGTCATGGAAGCAACTGAGAAAGATACAAGCGAGGTACGCACGGCAGCTGATTACTGCCGTAGCGTAACCGCTGTGGAGGTCAAGGATGAAGCCATTCTCGATATCCTGCATAATCGCGGTGTGGAGAAGGATGCGGACGCTACCGAACTGGATAAGAAAACGCGCGATTTGCTAAAGGCTGACGTATTCGTTTGGTGTCTGACCCTGCCGACAACTTCTGCGCAGGTGAAGGATTCGGACGGAAACTGGAGCCATAGCGAGGGCGCGGTACACTTCTCCACGGAGGATAAAAAGATGCTCCGCAAGCTTGCCAACGAGATATATGCAATGTATGGAGAGAGCAAGGCTGCGACAAGCACCTTCCGTATCTACTCAGGCGGCTTCGGTAACATCAAACGACCACTGCGATGAAGAACCCGAGATTTCCACATTGGATAGTGATCACCCGTGGGGTGGGAGACGAAGAGAATCCCAATCCCTTTGGCGGTGAACCCGAGAGAGAGACGATATACGATGGCCCAGGCCGTTGTTATACCCGCAGCAATCTCGGCTCTGCCGGAGCGGTGCTTTCCAATGAGCAGGTGGTAGCCCTGCCGGTCCGATTGCAGGACTGGACGGAGAAAGAGGTTGAGGATGGCGAGGCCAGACTGATACCTATCACGGGCGACTTGATTGAAGCAACTATGGGTGCGATGAAGGTGAGCGGTAGCCTGACCGATGTCAGACCGAACAATTTGGGAACTGATTTGATTTTCGATTATGTCCGAAACTGATATCAGAAGGGCCAATGAAGAGACATTGAAGCGTGCATCGAGGCTTATCCAGCAGAAGTTGGATAATGCGATGTGCAAGTCAATACTCCCTAAAGCCGCAGAGTTCTTTGTACAAGGTTTTGCTTCCCTATGGGAAGAAAATGGCAATCCGTCATTGACGGGTAGCACCTTTACAAGTTTCTGTGTTGGCCTTTACCGCGACAGCACCCTTATCGGGTTTTATGGGATTTTGGATTTGGCTGGTGTAAACGAGCCGACCAACAATCCGGTAGATGTCGGAGAATATGGATTCTTTGATTATGATACCGGTGAGTTTATCGGTGATGAAGATGATCCTTCTGTTATGGATTACAACGCATCGGGGTTTGAATGGCAGAATCATAGTTACGAGAAGGGCCGAAACCAATCTCGTGCTTTCCTTAGTCAGTACAAGCCAACCACGAAAGGTTATTCCTTGGTAGCGTGCGTGGGTACTGACTACTCCGCATGGCTTGAAAAGGTAAGAGGACTTGATATCCTGACAAGCGTCAGAACCTATGCCGCGTCCAACGTCACTACCGCAGTGGTACAATATAAGAATCTGAACAATGGCAAGCTTTAACATCCAAAAACCGTTGGAGTTCTTGTACAATCAGGCGAAAGCCATCAGCAAGAACGTGTTCGTGACAAACCGACCATCGAGCGTAAGCACTTCGATGAACGAGTTTGTAGTAGTATCCGTTCCGACGAGGATTCAGGAGCGTACCATCGGTTACGATGATTACGCACAGCAAACCACCGGGAGGATAATGATATTCGTGAGGGATTTGTCTAACAGCACGCAGAACGTCGCCAAGACGCAGGAACTGCTTAATGCCGCCAAGACATTGTTCCCGATGAGTAACGAGGAAGTGAAATGTTACCGACCCACCGTTATCAACACGGGCAGTGATGATAATGGGTTCCATACAATCACATTGCAATTCGATATTTTAATTGTCTGATTTTAAATTCATACGACTATGGCATTTTTGAAAAAGACAGACTTGAAGGACGTATTCAACGGCCTCTCGTCTATTTACTTGAAGAAGGGTCCGTTAACCGATTTCAGCTCGGTATCTTTTGACATGGACCTGCCGGTCACAGTGGATACCTTGCAGATTTCTGCGTCTGACCCGACCTTGAACCGCACCAAAGTTCACGGTTTGTCCGCAGACTGGACTGTATCGTCCACCCCTGGCGAAATCACCTTCGCTGCCACCATTCCTTCGGTCAGCAAGGAAATCGTATCGTATTTCCTTGGCGAGGCCAACGAGGTGTCGGCAAGTGTCACTGCCGATGGCGCTGCACAGACCTACAAGGGTGTCGCAGCCACTCTGAACAACGTCAAGCTGACTATCGGCTTGGGTCTGCTGTCAGAGGATAAGGAAAAGTTGATCCTCGTGAAGAAGTTGGTAGCCTACGCTTCTCCGCAGTACGAGAATGGTTCGACCACTCCGTTTGCGTTCAAGCTGACCGGTACCATCGAGGCAAGCGATGGCGACAGTACTGCTGACGACGATATCGCTTTCCTGACCAAATCCACTGGCGAGGATAACGCATAAGCGATAAGGTAAGAACGATTGTTTTCTCTTTAGGGGCGGTGGTTTCGATAGGGCCGCTGCCCCTTCTTCTTTAATAAATTCTATGGCAAAAGTAAAGAAACTCGAGCAACCTGACAATGATGCGCAGAAGTTGCTCAATGATATCGTGGAGGATAGTGTGGACGAGGTGATTATCCCCGGCACGAAGAAATCCTACTATATCTCGTGGCTAAAGCGTGGCACTATCCGCAAGATTACGGATATTACAAGCAAAGACACCACGGGTGAGGATGATAAGATATCCTGCAAGGTGTCCGCAGCCATCATCCTTAACGGATATTGGCGGTTGAAGATGTGGTACTGGCTGCTTTGGCGATGGCTGTATTACATCAAGCAGTACAACGATGAGCAGCTTGCTCCGCTCATTGAGACGGGTAAAAAAAAAGTTCCTGTGGACGCATTTTATCTGACTACCATATCAGTGATAGGGATGAGGGACACGATGATGGCAATGACGAAAGCGGAAGTAGAGCGTATCCTTCAAGAACATCATACGGAGCAGCCCACGCGCTAAGTAAGGAACACCCTTATTTAACAAGCCCTCTAATCCTTTTTTGCGGACTCCTTCAAATACCCATGTATGCCTATTACTGGGTTTATACAGCGGCTCAGATAGACCTTATTTCCTGCGATGTGCCCTGCGTGGTTTACGACAAGGATAAGGCCGACAAGAAGCATACGAAGCGCGAGATGGACGATTTGACGAAGCGGTGGAAGGAGAAGAAGGAGCAGGAAAAGAAAGAGGGCAAGGAGATTGATTTTTCAAAGTTTGTCAACGCACCCGCAGGTGCTTTTCAAAATAGTTAAAAATGGAAGGAACAAGTTTGGGTAATCTTTATTTCGAGCTGGGGATAAAGGATACCGCCACGCAGAACATTGACGGGGTTATCAAATCCCTGCAAGAGAAGCTGAAAGTCCTGGAGGTAGGAGGCTTGAAGTTCAAGGAAGGCTCTGTGAATGGACTAAAGAAGATGATTGAAGGAGGTCTGTACGGCCTCGAAGTTGCCGTTTCGCAGGACAGCATCGTATCAAGCATCAATAAGGCCATCAAGACAGGAGCGTTTTCATCCATCAACCTTAGAGCGTTCATCGCCGAGGATGAGTTCAATAAAATCAGCTCGCAAATCGAGGCTTTGAAAACAAAGGCTCAGGGTGTCGTTATCTCCGTCAAGAATGTGGGTGGTGGTGACGTAAACCTCAATCCTATCATCAACAGCGGAAAGCCGATAGAGTTGAAGGGTACGGCAAGTATTGTCGCTAACCTTGACGTAGAGGCCACCCGCGCGTCTCTGCAAGCGCAGCTCGCTAAAATAACCGGGTTGAAGGTTGATGTACAAGTCAATCCTATCACCCCTGCTGGTACTACTCCTTCCGCACCGGCTCGTCAGCGCACGCGCACCGCCGACAGTAATCAACTCAATTTAAACTTCTCGGAGAAGGTAGTCACTTCATCTAAGAAGGCCGAACAAGCTTTCAGGCAGGAAGGTTCTGCCATAGAAATGCTTATCAGTGAGTACGAACGATTGGAGGCGAGAAGAAAAGACCTCGACTCCTTATCGGAGGGGACCATCGAACCAAAGATGGATGAGACGGCTGCGAGGATTGAAGCCATCCGCAAGAAGATAAACGAGAATGTCAACGCTATCGGTCATGCGAACCAGCAAACCAAGAAGAGTCTCAAACCAAGCGTAAATATATCCGACCTAAAGAAGCAAATTGAGCTTGACCGGGTTGAACTTGGAAAGGCTGAAATGGAGGCTGGCAAACTTGATAGACAGAATACTGACATCGAGCGGCAATTTAAGGTGATTGGGGATCGAATAGCACAAATCCGCAAGATACTATATCCCGATGAAACGCTAAATTGGAACGCTAAATCAGCTGGCAATAGAGTTGCAAGTCTTGAAAAGAGTATAATAACAGAAACTACGCTTTTGGATAAGGTGACAAAGGATATAGCCGAGTCACAGTCCAAACTTGACGCTCTGAAACAGAAAGGCTCGGGTAGCCGGGCAGAAGAAGCCAAACTCGAAGCTCTAATCAAGAAATCAGAGCGATACAAACAACAGCTCGAAAGGTACAAACTGTCGCTCGAAGAAGCGAAGCGCAAGAAAGCGGAAGCAGACAGCGCACTCGCGGACTTCGAGTACACCCGTTATGCTCCTACATCAGCAACCCCCTCTACTCCTACGCAAACCGCTCAGGTCTCCACCACCGTAGCGCAAAAGGAGAAGGAGGCAGCGAATGTTCAGAAAGAGGCTGCTCAGGCGAAAAAGGAAGCCGCGCAAAAGGAGAAGGAGGCGACATCTGAAAGCACGAAGTCCGCTAAGGCAAAGTCTGATGCAGAGAAGGCGAACGAAGCAGCCATTAAATCCCGCATTGCCACCATCAAGAAGTATGATTCCACAATGGATACCATGCGTCTGTCTATCGCACGCAAGGGTAAGAAACTCAATGACGAGTTGCGAGACTTTGCACGCGAGCGCTCGCGTATCTATCAGGAAACACTCAAACTCAATGGCGGGCGCGAGGCGATCAACGATTACTTGGTCGGCAGAAAGGAATCCATCGGGCTTGTTACATTGAAATCAAAATACGCTTACGATGCGAAAACCGCGGATGTGAGCGAGAAGTCCGCTGCAAAGGAGGAAGCGGCAGCAAGCAGACTTTCCGCCAAACTTATCGAGATAAAGGGCCGGATGTATGACCGTATGGCCAAGCTGGACGAAGCGGCAGCGGCAAAGACAGTAGCCATTCAGACCAGCCTTTTCATGCGTGCCGAGCGTATGCAGTGGCAGCAGTCAAACAAGTCGAGCGATATATCCGCTCGTGGCGGAAAGGTGTCTGTCTACGAGAGGAATGTGGCCCTGCTGGAAGAATTTCAAAAGAAATTGCTTGCCATCGAGTCTCTTGAAGATGCGATGGCCGCAAAGAACACGTTTGCGCAGCTCTCGTCCAACATCCAGTCTACCACGAGCAATGCGGATAAGTTGAATCAGTCGTATATCCGCAACAAGGAGGCCATCGAAAAACTCGCTGTTGCTGCCCAATCCAGTTATGCGATAGCCGATGCAAGTGGCAAAACCGGTCTGAGCGCAGGCATAACGGCGGCATACGAAGAGTTGAAGAAATTCAATGACAAGCTTGCAGACCCCTCCAAGTGGACCTCGATAGATACTCTCGGAAAGGAGTTTAACGATATTAAGCTGAAGATTGTCGCTGCGGAAGCCGAGTACGCCAAATTCAACAAGGGATTTATCTCCACCGACAAGGCTGTCGAGAAGGTGGATTCCGCACTTGTCAAACTTGCTAACAAGAAACGCGAGCTGGATAATTATAAAGGTACTCGTGGCGCGGAGTGGCAGAACGCGCTCAATGCCCTTAATGCTTATATCGCCAAACTTCAATCGTTGAGATCGAGCGGAGATATTAACAGCAAGAGTATTGTCGGAAAAGCTACCGGTGTAGAATTACAGCAGGCCATCCTGAGAGTTAACCAATATCTTGATGCTCAGAAGCGCGCGGATACTGCCACGAGAGCATCTGCAAGTTCTCACGGAGTAGCGGAGAAGGCCATTAGAAAACATGCGGATGCAAATGCGAAGCTTAGCGCGAGCCTTAGCAAATCAGGTGGATTGTTACACCTTAACATCAATCTCATGCAGCAACTCGGCTCTATGATTGGTATGTACTTCTCTATATACACCTTGCAGCGTTTTGTTTCCGGCATCGCCCAAATCTATGGTGAGTTTGAGAAAACGAAGATTGCGTTAGGCTCCATCCTCAATGATACGGCAAGAGCAAATGAACTTTTCAACGAACTAAAATCACTGGCGGTCCAGTCTCCCTATCAGTTTAAGGATTTGACCGGATTCGTTAAGCAGTTGTCGGCTTTCTCGTTCCCCGTGGATGAACTTTACGACACCACAAAGCGCCTCGCAGATATTTCTGCGGGTCTCGGTGTGGATATGGGCCGAGTCATTTTGGCCGTAGGCCAGGTCCGCAGCGCCGCGTACCTCAGGGGTCAGGAATTGAGGCAATTTACAGAAGCTGGCATCCCAATGTTGGACGAACTTGCCAAAAAACTGACCGAGGTTAAAGGCCGTGTAGTAGAGACCGGAGAAGTGTTTGATATGATTTCCAAGCGTCAGGTTCCCTACGAAATGGTGAAGGAAGTTGTTGACGACCTTACCAACGAGGGCGGTAAGTTCTACAAGATGCAGGAAGTATTGGCTGATTCTCTTGCCGGTAAAATCTCGAACCTTACCGATGCCTATAATATCATGCAGAATGAGATTGGCGAGATGGGCGCAGGCGGTTTCATGGGCAAGGGAGTGGATGCGTTGAAGCAAGTCATGCAGAATTGGAAAATGCTTGGCAATATCCTCTCGTCCGTCCTTGTCGGATATACTGCGATTAAGATTGCTCAAATGTCCTACCACAAGAGTGCTGCCAGCGGTCTTGCCGAAGAGATAACCGCGAGAAATAAGATAATCCGTCTTGGAAATCTCGAGAAACTTAATGTTTTAGGCCTTAAAGGAATTCATGGTGAGCGAGTTGTATTGCAACGCCAGGCTGTCAATGAAAAACTGAAAGAACTGATAAGTCAGGATAAGCTAACGGTCGGGGACCTTACGAGACTGCGCATCCAAAAGTTAATTACCAAAGAGCAGTACGAGCAAAACTTAGTTCTTCTTGGAGTGGGCAAGAGTTTAGCCAATCAAACCGCTGCTCTTTCCACAATGAAGTTGCGGTGGAGATTGATTGGCGCAAGCGTTGTGAATGGGTTTAAGAGCATGGTTAGCGGATTCGTGTCTTTATTCTCGTCTCCTGCGTTGTGGATTGGCGCAGGAATAACGCTTATTACCTCGTTATTGGAAAAATATGAGGCAATACAGCAAAAGAAAGAGCAACTTGTCAGTGACGCACGCGACATGGGTTCCGAAGCCATCAAGGATACTCGCAATGTGTTGGCGAGATCATTGACCGAAAAGGGCGGTGGAATTGAGTATGATGATATTGTGAAGATTGACGAGAAGCAACTTAGCACCGAGATGAAAGGCAAAATCCTCAAAGCAGTTCAAGACCTCGAGGAAACCATCAAGAAACACTCCCCGATTGCAGCACAGCAGATATTCGATATCGAATCCATCGACAATGTAATCGAGCGTCTTGAAAAGGCGAAGGGTGTTGTAGAGGAAATCCAAAACCAAGCAAGATACTCGGAATATTATGGTGCAATCATAGCCGACCATTATAAGTTGGATGATAAGTTTAAGTCTGCTGCCGACTCGCGTACGGCCTTCCAAAAGGCCGCATTGAGTGTATCCGAGCAGGAAGTTGACAGATTCGTTAAGGCACTGAATGAGAAATTTGGCTCCTACGACAAGCGTGCGAAAGACGTCAGCGAAATTTGGAGTAATGGCGGCTCCATCCAGGACATCATTAAATATATCGCGGAAAACAGACAGCGTATCCCAAGCAGCCTGATGAGCGGTAATATGTTTTATGCAAGCAACATCTATGCGAGCATGGAGGCTATGCAGAAAGCGGCTCAAAAAGAATGGGGAAAGCTTTCTGACACCGCAATCCTGGCTGCGAACCGCGAGGGTCTTACTGACGATGAGCGCAGGATGTGGCTGGAGAATTTCAAGAAGGCAGCGTTCACTGCGTTCCCGAATGTCGCACGTGACCCCGAGTTCGAGCGGCAACTTACTTCTGTGTTCCAACAGAAGGCATTTGGTGTGTCCGATTCTTACATCAGCGATATTGCGACCGAGTATCTTAGTACTCTCACAACCACCGAGCAGCAAGTTCTTGATGTTCATAGCGAGCAGTTCAAGAAGCAATTCGCGTCATGGCTGGCAAAGACCAAGGGTATTGTTGTAACATCTGACGGGAAGGCTGTATCCGCCCCGTATAACTACGGAGAGCAGGCTGCATCCATTCAGTCCTTCTTTGATGGTAATATCCAAGCGATGTTTGACGCTCAGGAAGAAAAGGTTAAAGAGGTGCAGGATGAGATAAAGCAGGATTCCGCTCAATCACAGCCCGATTCAATCTGGGGGAAGAGCGGTTCTTTCAAGTCGAGCGTTGATGCCATCCTCGATAAAATCAACGATGGTACGACCGCTGCCGTTGAGGGTAAGACGGAGACAAACGCGCAGGCTGTTGCTGATGAAGTCAAGCGAGAATCTGAAAGTGCCGGTAGGAAGAACCCGGATGAGATGCGCAAGGCTATTGCGAAGAGGATTGTAAGCCTTATCAACTCAGGTGATGAATCACTCCGCGTCATGCTTCGCAAATCCGGTATGTATGATGATATTATGAGCCTTGGCAAGTCTGATATCGAGAAATTTATGGAAAACCAATGGAGGGAATATGCCGATAACGAGGATTTCTTCTCTTGGATACCTTTCTCGCAGCGCACCAACAAGCAGGTTGGTAGTGATGCAAAGGAGAAGATTCACACGGAGATAGGTGACTTCATCGAGAATATGTGGAATGATTATGCCGATTGGGAGGAATTTTCCGCTTGGATACCTTTTGAGCAGCGTATTGATCCTGACAAGAGACAACCTAAGACCGCTAAAGAGCATATCCAAACTGAAATCGAGAATTATCTCGACAGCTCTTGGAAGTCCTATGCCAATAATATGGCTATCGGCGCTTGGCTGAAACCGTCTGATAGCGATGCGGCAAATAAGACATCTAAGGCCAAGCAGCGTGTAAAGTCTGATATAGAGACCTTCATTGAGAATATGTGGGCGGAATACGAGGATACTGAATACTTCAATAGCTTCCTCCCGTTTAGTCAGCGATTCTCGAACAATAGCCAGGTACAGAAGTTCAAGGAGAAGATTGCCGACAATGTGTCTAATTTTGTAGAGAATGTATGGGATACGTATGCCAAGGATGCCACTGCTGGTGCATGGCTTTCTTACTATACCCCCAAGCCCGAGAAATCTCCCTACGAGACGATGCGTGACAAGGCCATCTCTGAATCCGTTAAGGTGTACAGGAACGGCAACAAGGATATTCTTGATATCATAAAGGGTGCTGATAATGGTATATACGAGGAAGTACGCAGTCAGGTCGAGGAAAAGGTTACTACCTATGCGGAAAATGTTTGGGACGCTTACGCTACCACTCTCGCAAGCGGATGGGAGAGATATGCGGAGCAGGAAGCATCGAAGTCTAAGGCTCCAAAATCCACCACCGTAGACAAGGTGAAGGATGAGATTGTTATGCAGGCAGACGAGTTTGTGGAGAATGTTTGGCAGTCGTACACGCAGCAAGCCTTTCAGTCCACTTTTGAAGTCGAGCCTAAGAAGGAGAAGCAAGTTACGGACCAAGTTGCGGAAACCGCGACAGAAAGTGTTGTTAATATCACCAATGCGGTGGTCGACACACTCGCCGGTGCAGAGCAGATTGCGGAGGATGTGGCTACCGATGGTCTGAATGAATATCTCCGTGCGATAGACGAAAAGCGTTCAAAGGATGCCTTGAAGGGTTGGAGGCGCGAGTTCATCGGCAACCTTGATCTGCGCAGCAATGACGATTTGTACGATGTTCTGAAAGCCGAAAATAGCGATATGGAATCAGTTATCAGTGGCTTGCAAAAGACATACGACAAAGGTAAGGCCACTATGGAGGCAATCAAGCCGGTCCTTGTAAAACTTAATGTGGACGTAGAAGCAAATTGGGGCGCGTACTCGGATGGCAACGGGCACTTTGACGTGGATAAGTTCATGCAGGATAACATACCCTTGCCAAGTCAGACGGACGATATGCGTGAGGCTATTACGGTTTACGCTGGTGGTAAGAAAAATGTCGAGCAAGCGCAGAGGGTTGCAAACGAAAACGGCATCACTCTTACAGACAAGGGCAAGTCCGGCTCTACTGCCGACAAGCAGCTCCAGGCATGGAAGAAACAATTCGATGCCTTGAAGAAAATCTACAACGATTACAAGTCGTGGCAGAAAGACCTTGGCAGACAGAGGGCGACAGAGTTGTTGCAGCAGAGCGGCATGACGAGCGAGGATATCGGTAATATCGCCACGTTTGACCCGGAGAAGATGCAGCAATACTTTGCCAAGATGAAGGAGCGCATCTTGAAGAACAAGATGAGTTCAGAGGAAAGAAAGTCCTTCTCCAACTCCCTTAACGAGTACGAGATTCAGTTGAAGGTAGAAGTGGAGCGCAACAGTTTGCAGGATGCTTTGAGCACCATCCGTATGGAACTTGAAAAATCCAGCAAGGAGTGGGGTATATACAAGACATGGTTCAATGCTACCGGTGACAAGAAGTTAGCCCAACAGATTGCTTTCGGTGGCTTTGTAGGCAACGACAGTTATGCCGATGCCTTGCGCGAGAAACTGAAATCCGAGTATGACAAGATTCAGAACCCGGAAATAGCCTACGACCAACTTCTCACCACCAACGAAAAGACATTGAAGGAGAAGTTCGGTGAGTACACCACCCTGCTTGAAATCATCAAGAAGATTCAGGATGAGGATAATAAGTTGAAGGAGGAAAATGCCAACACCTTGCTTGAAATCATCAAGAATAACAAGAACTTCGAGCAGCAGCTTGCCGAAATCGAGCGTAATCGCGACAAGGATTTGGGTCTGATTCAGAATGATGCGAACCTTACCCCGGGGGTAAAGAAGCAGTACGAGGAAGGTACAAACAAGAAGTATGACGAGCAGAGATCTAAGGTGCTCTTCGAGCAGTTCAAGGCTACTGAGAACTGGGCGGAGATATTCGACGATCTCGATAGAGTTTCGACATCCACCCTTGATTCCATGTATAATAAGATAAAGGCGTTTGCAACTACCCAGGGTCTAACGGTGCAGGAAACCAAGGAACTTGTGTCTGCGATGTCTAAACTCCGTACAGAGGCCACCGACCGCAATCCGTTCAAGGGATTTGCCAACGGCCTGCGCGATATCCGTGAATCCAAGGAGAATTTGCAGAGCCTGGATACCATTCTTCGCCAAATGAAGGCTGTGGGTACTGATAAATGGGTTCTTTCGTCCAATGTCGGAAGATTGAAGGCTGGTAGGACTTATACAAAGAAGGATATAGAACAAGAACAGCAGAACCAGCAGAATGGCAATGCAGCAGGCAATGCAGAACTTGATGAAGCGACCACCAAGTTGATTAATAAGTTCCAAGCCCTCGCGGATGTATCCAATCAGCTTGCATCTCTCTTTGATTCGATGGGATTCGGCAGTGGATTCGGTGATGTGATGAGCGCGGCGGGTTCCGCTTTCAGTGCGGCAGGATCAACGGCAAGTAGTGCAACGGCTATATTCGGCCAAGGCGCGGGCATCTATGGCGCGGCTGCTGGCGCGGCTATCTCCATTGCAAGCACGCTGTTTAGCCTGCACGACAAGGCGCTCGACAAGGCCATCAATGCCAGCAAGCAGAGAGTGGAAGAACTTCAATCCGCATACGACAAGCTGGAGGATTCCATCGGCCGTGCGTTTGGCGGTGGCAGCAGCTCTTTCGAGCGGGCCATCCAGTCCTACACGCAACTGCTCAACCAAACGTCCGCAATGAACGTGGAAATCTCCGACAGCTATAAGCGCGTGTACACGGCTATGACTGACGGAGGCAAATCCTATATGGCCGAGCTTGTCAAGAATATCGCGACAAAGAATGGCTGGGAGGTCACTATCAGTCAGGAAGCCCTTAAAGCGTTGAAGTCCATCGGCTCGGGTGAAATCAAGAACAAGGCTGGCGAGGTATACCGCGCAGAGTACGCAAGTCTTGTAGCCCAGCGTGCGGAGCTTGAATCGCAGATGCGCAACGAGCAGGCGAAGAAGAAATCGGACAGTTCCGTTATCGAGGATTATGCCGACCAGATTGCCGACCTGAACGACCAGATTACCTACTTCGTCCAGGATCTTGCCGAAGAACTGTACGGCATCAACTTCGAGGATTGGTCCAGCCAGTTTAGCGACAGCCTTGTAAACGCTTTCCGTAACGGAAAAAACGCAGCGGAAGCCTTCAAGGAGACCGCCAACGATATCCTTGCAAGCGTGGCCAACGAGATGGTGAAGTTCAATATCATCGAGCCTATGTTTGAGGAACTGGAGGAAACGCTGTTCGGAACCATCGACGCAAACGGAAACCGCTCGGGCGGTGTGGCTACCATGGAGAATCTGTTTGACGCTCCCGAGAAGGTGGCAAAGGTTATCTCCGATTGGTTCAACACCAAGGGCACGGCAATGCTTGAAGAGGTTGATTCATTCCTGAATGTCTTTAACGACGCTACGGGCGGTGCGCTTACCGAGACGAGCAAGAGCGGTCTGTCAGCAAGCATAACGGGCATAACGGAAGATACCGCAGACCTGCTTGCATCTTATGTGAACGCTATCCGCGCCGATGTAAGCGTATTGCGCGCCATGGCGACCGACTTCTATTACAAGACGATGCCCGATGTGACATCCTTGCTCGGCTCGCAGCTCGCCAGCCTGAAAGCGATAGAAGCGAACACTCTGCGCACGGCAAATGGAGTAGAGGATATATTCGAGGTGATGAAGAGTACGAATGATACAATTCAGAAACTCACGAAGTCAGGAAGTGGAGTAAAACTTAATATCTGATAAGATGAATACTTTAAATAAAGAACTAAAGAATAAGGCTGTGTCCCTTGGCTTATGTGCCAAGTGGACCGGCGAATGGAATGAGAAGAACAAGGATGAGCTGTGTGAGATGTATGTCAGAGGCCTTGACTTCTGCATCGAGCATGACTATCCATCCTGCGAGTATATGCGCGAAAATTTCTCCGGGGTAATGGAGAAACACGGCATCTATGTGGATAAGGACTTTGATGAAGCGTTTGTTAATGGGATTGTGGTGCTTAACGGAAAGTGCAGTGGTGACATTATTGTAAAGGATTACGATGTGGCCACCATCCACGTCCGGCACGATTCGTTTGTACGCATCACTGCTGCTGGCCATTCCAAGGTTTTTGTCAAGGTTTATAACGATGCTGTTGTGCAGGTTACGCAGGAGGGTAAGGCCAAGGCATATCTTTACACCAAGGGAGGTCAGTTCAAGACGGTTGGCGATGTGCTTGTAAGACAATGAACAACTCTTTGCCATAGAGTTTCTATAAAGTAGAAGGGCGCGGTTCCATAATCGGTTCCGTGCCCTTTGAATATATAGGTACAAGAGTAGCCTAAATGAAAATCGCCTGCCTCACGGCAAGCGACTTCCTGCTTAACCCTAAATTCAATGATATGAATTTATAATAGTATCCTGACTGGGTGCTGCCCCAGGAAAGGCATACGGGTTAAACAACGCTACAAAGGTAAGTAAAGTTTTCGACATATCCAAATTTTTCCGTATGTTGTATAACATAATATTTCCCACAAAAATATCCCATAAGTATGTGTAAGTGACAAACTTTTGTTTATCTTTGCCAATGCAATAATACTTTTTCTATACTTATTGGTGAGGCATCAAGAGGCCCGTAGACGTGCAGCCACGTTTGCGGGCTTTTCTTTTTGTCCTGCCTAAACCTAAAAAGAGATGCCGTACAAACCTTTTCTTATCCGAAAGCAAGCCGACGGAGCCAAGACATACAACTCTGCGGTACGTTGGGGAATCTATTGCATTAGCTTCCCATTCCAGACTGTGGGCGAAGCGAAGGACCTGCCTTCCCGCTCATGGTATGACGAGCATGGCGATGATGAGTATATTCCTGACACTCTTTACATCAAATCATACGAGCTTGAAGTGGAGTTCGCCGTTAAGGGCACTCCTGCGGAAGCGAAATCCAAGATAGATGATTTCTTCGCTTACCTGACGGGTCGTGACATGGACCGCACGGATGGCAAGGCGAATACATACGGCTCCCGTCTGCAAATCTACGACACGTTTACTTTGATAGGTCGGCAGAGCTGTCGGTATGTGAGCTACGATAATAAGGCCCACGAGACACAGAAGGTCTTTGACACCTCGTTGAAAGAGGAAGCGTGTATTACATTTTCAGTCAAGTTCAAGGTCAATGACCCGAACACGGACATTATTTTGAAGGAGGAAACGACATGAGCGTGAAGTTATATTCCAAAGATGGCAAGATAGAAAGATGCACCATTCATCAGTTTGAAATGACAGGTGTGTTTATGGGCGAGAGATACATTACTGCGACTATCTCGTCCGAGATTCCCATCGACTTTTCCATCGGAGATTACCTTACATATAGAGGTGAGGATTATGTACTGAACTACGTACCGCCAAAAGAGAAGAAGGCGCGGAAGGGGCAGTACGGGGAATCGTTTGTCTACGACAGTGTGAAGTTCAACTCTGTGGCGGACGAGCTGACGCGCTGTGATTTCCTTGACTATGTATTGGATGATAACATGATTCACTACACGGGCCTCTCCAATTTCTCTTTCTATGCCAATAGTGTGGAAAACCTTGCCGAGCGTATTCAGGCCAATCTCGACAGACTTTACACGGGTGACAAAAAGTGGACCGTAAAGGTGGACCCCTCGTGTGTTACCGCCGACAAGAATATATCCGTCACTTCCATAAGCTGCTTTGACGCGCTCGCCCTTGTGAACAGTCAGTTCTATGTGAACTATACCATCAAGGGCAGGGTAATCACCATCGGAGCGGAAGCGGTGGCGGTAAGCAATGTATTCGGCTATGGCAAGGGGAATGGCTTGTATGACATCAAGCAGACTACCGACCAAGATACGAAAATCATTACCAGACTGCGTGCGTTCGGCTCTACCAAGAATATGCCGTACCGTTACTATAACAAACGTGGTCTCTCGGAGAGCCAGTATTGCCCCAACCTAATGTTGCCTGACTATATTGCCAACGGTCAGGACACCTATATTGATGCGGACGGTTATCAGGATGGTAATGGCTATGTGGAGGCGGAGGATAAAATCAGTCTGTATGGCATCCGTGAGGGCACCGTATATTTTGATGGCAGCGAGGATTTGTTCGGTACCGGTGAGGATAATGAGATTTACCCAACCTTGGAGGGCATGACCTTTGCCGAGGTACAGGCGGCAGGATACACTATTACCGCCCCCATCGGAGATAACGGCAAACTCGATGAGATACTGTCTGCCGAGAACCCCGAGGATGATGGTATCGCTCCGGATGATGGCACAGAGATTCAAAGCACCTTCAAGATTCGCCTCAAGGATTTCGGTGTGGACCTTAGCGAGAGGGAGAATGGAGCATACAAGTATGCGTCCACGGACGGTACTATGACCATTTGCATGAAGAGCGGAATGTGTCAGGGCAGAGAGTTCGAGATTGTGGAGAATGGCATCACGCGCATTGAAGAGAGTGGATACGTCTGCTATGAACTGGAGTGCAACCGCGTGGAGGATTTATCATTCTACTACCCCTATAATGTGTATAGAATAGAGGCTGGAGACCAATTCGTTATCACCAACATCCAGATGCCCGATGTGTACGTGGAGGCTGCGGAGCAACGCTTGAAAGCATCCGCGCTGCTCTATCTGAAAGAGGTGTACGAGACAAAGTATAAGTTTGAGCCTTATCTGGACGAGAAATACATGATCGAGCATCCTGAACTTGCGGAATCAATCTGCGAGGGTATGCTGCTCAACTTTTCCGATAGCGACCTCGGCATCGCGGCTTCCGTCACGATTGCGCAGCTGGTGATTAAGGAAGGGGAGGGGCTGACACCCTTGTATGAGGTGACACTTAACGATGATGTGGAAAGTTCGACCATCGACAAGATTACCGCGCAAATCGACAAGATTTCATCGGGTCTGACGGATGGTTCCATGGGCATCAACAAGTCGCAGACCAACTCCCTTATCCAGACTATCGGTAGCCAGTTGTTTCTTAGCAAGACTGATGCGGACACCGCGCAAGGCAAGATAACCTTCAACAAGGGCTTGCAGAGCAAGGGTGAGACCATCCTCGGTGACAAGTTCGTGGACGGTATGCTGGGCGGCACGGGAGCGAAGTTCGACAATAAGGGCAATGCCATCATGCAGAGCCTGACTTGTTATGGGCTCATCCAAACCCCCGAACTGCGGTTCAATAGGGTGGACGTCATATCGGGCGAGACATGGAACGCGCCGGGCTTCGGCACGATAAAGAGCGTGGACACACAAAGACAGATAGCGACCCTGCTGCTTGAAGAGGGCGAGTATGCCAGTGTCAAGCAGAACGACATCTGCCGCGGTATATTCTGCAACTTCGGGGAGGGCACGCAGAGCGAAGAGAAGGACGATTGCGGGTTCTACACTATGGTGGGATTCTCCACGGCCTACTTCACCCCCACGGAGATTCTTACAAACGAGGCGGGTTCATGCTCATTCAAGTACGCTCTTAAGGCGGGAACGACAGTGCATCCCAGTGTGGCGATGAAGTTTGCCGTTTACGGTTCCTTCACCGACAAGGACAGACAAGCGAGTGCCTACGAGACCCGCACGATGGGAAGATATTACCGCAACGTCAACACTTGGGAGATAGACAATGACAAGCACCTCTTCATGGCTACCCTGGACTTGTCAGACATCACGGTCGGTACCTTGCAACTCGAGGGTTACGGGGTGTACTGTGACAATATGTATATCAAGGGCAGGATTCTCGAAATCAGACCCGAGGATTTGGCGGTGCTCAAAGGCGAGGATGCCTATTCGGTGAGCCTCACGGGTGAAGAGGGCCTTGTCCTCGTGAACGACTACGGGGAGATAGTGGGCGGCACGGAGGCCTTGCAGAACGTCACCACGCAGGCTTACAACGTCACCAGCGGGGCCTACAACGTGGTGGCCCTCGGATACCGGCTGACCACAAGGATACAAGCCTTCCGAGGCTCCGAGGAATTGGAATACTCCGCGGAGTACGGGGAGGACAAGTTCATGGTGGCCCTCACGTGCATCGGCTGCTCGGCTATGGTGGTGAACGGTGTAATGACGATATTGAGTGTGTCCGATGTGGATGAGTGCTACGTCATTATGACTGTCAACTGCGAGGGAAAATCCGTGTTCGAGAAGAGATACAACGTCACTGCCGTAAGAAACGGCTCATCGCCTCTGACTGCCGACATTGACAACGAGATGGCTGCTGTGGCCTGCGATTCGGACGGAAACGTGCTGTTCGGCCTGCCCCTTACCACGAATGTGAGCGTATGGCACGGAACGACCCAACTTGACATTGATTCGATAATCTTGTCCGCCCCCGAGGGAGTGACGGCCCAGGGGAACCGCAAGCCCGATTTGAATAGCAAATACGGAACGGTCACTGTAACGGACATCACCAAGGAGGCCGAAAACGTCCTACCCATCAACATCACCGTCAAGGCCTCGTATGCCGGTGCGCAGTACGAGAATAGGCTGGTGTTCACGTGCAACAAGCAGGTGTGCGGAGAGAACGCTTTGATTTATCAGTTGGCCCCATCTGTGAGCAGTGTGAAGATAGACGAAGAGGGTAACTACTCCGATGCGGTGCTCCAGGTGAAGGTAACGCGGTCGGACGGTAAGACCATCACCACTCCCGACACATTGCCCGACGGGTTGAAGATAACCTCCCAACTCCCCGGCGATACGGAGAAGGAGTATGCTTATAACTCCATCCTCGCCTTAAGCAAGAACCAAATCACGGGTAACGTGAAGTTCTTCCTCTATGCCGGGGATGTGCTTATCGACCAGGAGACCATTCCCATCCTGGAGGATGGCAAGAGCGTGATCATCGCGGACATGGATAACGAAATGGATGCGGTGGCTTGTGACGAGGATGGCAACGTCCTTGACGGATTCCTTCCCGTTTCGACCACTTACAAGATGTACGCAGGGTCCCAGCAACTCGCCCTCACCTCGTTGAAGGTGGACGGGATTTCGGGTGTGACGGCAACGGCAGATGCCGAGACGGGCGAGGTCAGCGTGACGGGTATTACCAAGAGTGCGGACGCGACCCTTAGAATCCCCATCACGGGCACGGCCTATTTCGGAGGGATGATTTATTCACGCACGTTGTATTTCACGGTGAACAAGCAGATATGTGGTGAAAATGCCGTTATCTATCAGTTGCTCCCTTCGGTGAGTGCCGTCAAGATAGACAAGTCGGGGACGTATATCCCCAAGACGTTGAAATGCACGTTGAGATACACCAACGGCAAGACAGCCAGCGACACCTCGACCCTGCCAAGCGGTTACTCGATGAAGGTGTCCTACGGGAGCAATGCCGCCTTGAATTATACGATAGGCAGTGCGTTGGACATCACGAATGTTTCCGACAGCGTGACGTTCTATCTCTACTCGGGTTCTACCCTTGTGGACAAGGAGACCGTTCCCGTGGTCGAGGACGGAGCGGACGGGCAGGTGAGTTTCACCTCGTTCGTGTTCAAGCGGACGAACAGCAAGCCTTCCACTCCTTCGGGAGGCTCGTTCCTTGACCCCATCCCCTCGGGCTGGGATGATACCATCCCCTCGGGAGAAGAGATAGCGTGGATGAGCAAGAGGATATTCACCTCCGATGGGGAGGCTCCGCAGGAAAACGGATGGTCCGACCCTATACAAATGACCGATACGGCAGACTTCGATGTGGACTTCTGCAAAACGGAGACCTACGTCACACCCACGGGACACCCGAACACCGCCAGCGGATGGAGCAATGATGGTACGGATGCCATTTGGATGGCGACCTCGAGGAAATCCAATGGGGTGTGGACGGATTGGGTCGTGTCGAAGATTAAGGGGGAGAAAGGCGAGGACGGAGACGATGGCAGCAATGCGGACGCTTTCGAGATTCTTCCCTCCGTGCAGTATATCAAGATTGACGCAGACGGCAACCGTTCTGTAAAGTCGATAACCGTGGCCGTGAATTATATCTCCGGCACGAATGTAACGAAGGTCACTTCATTTAACAGCAGCAGTTCGATATACACGCATCCCCAATTATGCTATCAGATTGACGGAGGAACTATTACGGAGACGAATATCGGCAAGAGCATTGACGTAAGCAAGGCGCAGAGCGTGGTGAAGATTATCCTTTACCAATACTATGGTTTCAGTAGTTTGAAGTTCGTCCGCACGGAGAAGGAGATTCAGGTCGTGTCAGATGGCACTAACGGTACTGACGGTGAGAATGGTGTTACCGCATCATTCTATCGCATTACCCCATCCCATCTGCCCCTCCGTCAGAGCCGCACGGGAACGATAAGCCCGCAGTCCTTTGCGGTGACGTGTCAGAAGGTGGAGGGGTCAGCGGTAAGCGATGCCACCCCGACAAAATGGAGCGTGGAAGGTTCCACGGACGGGAGTTCCTGGACAACCTATTCCAGCAGCAACTACTCCACGAGTGGCGCAACGCTTACCGTCAAGTCCATCAGCACGTCATACACCTTCTACCGCATCGGTGCTTATATTGGCAGCAGTTGGGTATACGCTTATGCAAGTATGTCCATTGACGGTAGCAATGGTGATGATGGCGATGGTATCGAGAGTATCGTGGAGAAATATGCCACCTCGACAAGCGGGACGACCGCCCCTGCGGATAGCGAGTTCAAGACCACCATTCCAACCCTAAACAAGGGTTATTACCTATGGAACCAAGAGGTGATCACCTACACGATAAGCGGTGAGGTGAAGGGTGACAAGAAGGTTATCGGCTATGCGGGTGAGAATGGTACTGACGGAAAGGGTATTACCAAGGTGGAGGAATACTATTTGGCATCCTCCAAATCCTCGGGAGTGACTAATGCCACGAGCGGGTTCACCACGGACTTGCAATCAGTGTCGGAGAGTGCCCCCTATCTGTGGAACTACTCGAAGATAACCTATACGGACAATACCACGACCAGTTCGACCGCTGTAATTATCGGTATGTGGGTCAAGGGTGATACGGGTTCCATGCCGAGATATTGCGGTACGTATGATTCATCCACCTACTATACGTATGACGCGAATTATCGTGACATCGTGGTTTATGGAGGGTCAGCATGGATTGTGAAGACGTATAACACGAGCAAGAAGGGTCAGACACCTTCCTCATCATCGAGTTTTTGGGAGGCTGCGACATCCTTCTCCTTCGTGGCGATGGACACCGCACTCATTGACGGGGCGAATATCGCAGGATTCGCGTTCAAGGATAACAAGATGATGTCGCGGGACACCAATGGCAACTTGATTTTGGACGGAAAGAATGGTACGCTGGTAGCCAACGACATCACTGCCAATGGCACATTCGTCAGTGGCACATCGGGAGGTCAGAGAGCGGAGTTGAGTTCCAATGACCTTGTTATCTTCGATGCGGACGGTAATGAGTGTAACAGATTCACGGGTACGAGCATAGGAACGAGTGCCATTCCGTCAAGCTCATCTGTAAGCATTTCACTGACCACAGCGGCTGACAAAACGAGTGGAAGTACAGCCGCGAAAACGAACCTTACGAGTACATTTACCGTCAAATCATCGGGCGTGATAAAGATTACGTATAGCGACCTTAAGGTAAGCGTTACATATACCCAGCCGAGTTCGGGCTTGAAGGCTTTTTGCACGGGCACTGTTACGCTGTATTTGTGTGAAATGACGGGTTCATCATCGTCAGCATCCATATCCAGCAAAAAAGTGATAGTGGATGCCGCGGTTCAAGGTGATGGAACATCCGGCACAAATACATCAGGTACTGGCAGCGGAACGAAATATATGCAGGTGGAGAGCGGATATTACCGTATCTACGCTTTCATTACCGCCACTCCAGGCACAACAACATCGCTCACAACGACGGGATATTGGAATCTGACTGCGGTGGAGTTTACGCAGGACGTATTCCGTTCCATCCATTTCAAGCAGGGCATCGTCCTTTCGCAGACCACGAAGGATTATGTAGCCATGATGACGGATGGGTCGAACATGATATTCGAGGCGATGAGTAACGGAGTGGGTATCCGGGCGAGAGGTGGGAAATTGCAAATGACGCGGGATGGCTCCACGTGGGGAACTATGCCGATGTTGCTTTATAAAGGATATGCGAAGTATGATTCTGCGAATAGTAAATATGAATTGACTATAAATTTTGCTTATAACGGTAAAACAACTGGCGGAAAAGTTTCTTACAATTCTAAAAATGTAGGGCAGGTGACTATAACTTTCCCTTCTTCTGTATTCGATGAAGATAGCACGATAGTACACGCTATCGGTGCGAAAAATTTAGGAAACAATGATTCATCGAAGGGGGCTTTTTATGTTACATTATGGGGTATTACCGAGAGTACACTTACATTCTCCGTTTCGGATGATGAAACTTTAAACAATGGGTCATTCATGTTTGATATTTGGCAAATTTAAAACATAAAGATATGGCAGAAACAACGAATGAAACATTACCGAACCTCGACATACGGGATTTCACCTCGGTGTCGGGATTGGAGAGCACGGACAATATTCTTCTTGTCCTTGCAGGTGGCGCGGCAGGACAGATTTCCGTGGGCCTCTTCAAGCGGTCGGTCAGCAAATCCGTCAAGCCATCCATTCAGGACGGGTATTGGTGGATAGGTGATGAGAACACAGAGGTACAAGCGGAGGGCACGACACCCGAGTTTCAGAAGGGAGAGTTGGGTGTCTATTGGAAGTACACCACCGAGAATGACAGTTACTGGCGGTTGCTTGTGAACTACACCGACATTGCGATGAAGTTCGAGGATTTGACGGACGAGCAAAGGCAGATGCTCATTCCCCATCTTAGCGATTTGACGGAGGATGAGATAGCCGAGTTGCAGAAACCCGCCAACGACATGATAGCCGTGCTTAAGCAGACGAACCAGGACGTGTCGCAGGCCGAGAACGCGCGGGCCGCAGCGGAATCCTCGAGAGTGGATGCGGAGAGCCAGCGTGTGACGGAGTTCGCCACACTTAAGAAGGCCTCGGAGGAAAGCACGGATTATGCCAACGAGGTGGCCCAGCATCCCACCTACGTGGGTGAGGACAACTACGTCTATGTGTGGAACCATACCACACAGACCTTCGACAAGACCAGTAAGTTGGTCAAGGCGGGCGGTCTGACCATTGACGTAATCTATTCCTCCGTGGCCGAGTTGGAGGCTGACACCCGTGCATGGAACGATGGACTTTTCGCTATGGTGAACACCAATGACGTGGAGAACCCCGAGGATGCGCGGTTGTACATCCGCCATTCGGGTAAATGGGATTTCGTCTGTGATATGTCGGGTGCCATCGGTCTGACGGGCAAGACCCCGCAGTTCTTCATCGGAACCATCTCTTTGGGCAAGAATTTGAAGGACGCTGCGGTATCCTTAAGTTATGCGGGGAAAGACGATGATGGGAATCCCAAGTACGACATCAACTACACCATCCCACGACTGACGTATGATGATTTGACCGAAGAGCAGATAGCCGAGTTGCAGAAACCCGCCAATGACATGATAGCGGTGTTGAAAGCCACCAACGAGGCTGTGACGGATGCCGAGAGCAAGCGCGTCACTGCGGAGGATGCAAGGGCCAAGGCCGAATCATCCCGTGTCACTGCCGAATCGGGCCGTGTGACAGCCGAGGACAAGCGCGTCACCGCGGAGAACACCCGCGTGAGCCAGGAATCCGCGAGGGTCACTGCCGAGACGGAGCGTCAGAGCAATGAAGAGGTGCGTAAGTCCAACGAGACGGAGCGACAGACCAACGAGACCACGCGGAAGAACGCGGAGGCCCTTCGCCAGCAGCAGTATCAGAAATGCGTCACGGCCACCGATGATGCGGTAAAGGCTGCGGACAAGGCCAACACCGCAGCGACCACCGCCGACACCGCAGCCGCCAAGGCCCAGGATGTGGTCGACCACCCCACGAAGATGGGCGACAATGGTAATTGGTGGCAGTGGAACGCTGACACCCAGCAGTGGGAAGATACGGGGGTGATGGCCCGTGGCGGTCTGCTCTATCCCACCTTCTACGTGGATCAAAACTTCCACTTGCAGATGAGCAGCGAGAATGAGATGAACGAGGATATGATAACGCTCGGGAGTGACGGACATTTGTATGTACAATTTTAAACTTTAAGATATGGCGACAGTTACTAAGACAGATGTGGGCAAGGTTGCGGTACGGCCTTGCGGCACACACTCCGAGACGAGGGAGTATGAGCGTCTTGACCTTGTGTACAAGGGCAATTCATCCTACGTCTCCTTGCAGGACAAGAACATCGGGCACAGCGTCACGGACACCGCGTGGTGGCAGCTCATCGTGGACGGGGACACCGCCAGCGATGCGGCCTCGAAAGCATCATCCGCGGCCACCAGCGCATCGGACGCGGCCACCAAGGCTACCGCGGCCACCACCACGGCCAAGGAGCAGGCTGACAGAGCCAAGGCCCTTGCCGACAACCCCAGCAAGATTGGGGAGAACGGGAATTGGTGGACGTACAGCGAATCCGCGGGAGGCTACATTGACACGGGCATCCTGGCCACGGGCGGTGTGGTCTATCCCTCCTTCGATGTGGACGGGGAAGGGCAACTCATCATGTCCTCTGACGATGAGGTGTCCGCAGACCACTTCAAGATGGACGAGGACGGGGTTTTGAATTACGAGTATTAACTTTTAATTTATTGAGAATATGGCAAAAATTCCTTTGGGTCAGGTCTCCATCATCTACAAGGGTGCGTGGGACAAGACCAAGACTTATTCGAGGAACCATGCGGTAAGCACATCGGATTCCTCTTATGTTTCCTTGAAGGACAACAACACGGGGCATGAGGTCACGGACACGGAATGGTGGTACCCCTCCGCTTTGGGCACGCAGGCCACTGACGCCGCCGAGAAAGCCACCGCAGCGGCTAAGGCCGCCAACGATGCCGCCACGACCCTGGCCCCCACCATCGAAGAGTTGCAGGACAAGATCGAGAAGGTGGACGCTTTGGCCAACCTCCAGCCGCGTTATTTCGTGGGCGGATGGGTGGATAATAACCTGGATGCCGAGGCCAGCGAGACGCATGGTGACAAGTCGGTGTTGCAGGACTTGTACCGCCCCGTCCTTATCGACCATACGGACAACACCGCTGGCGAGTTGAACAAGGCGAGGGTGCTGAAACAGAACAACACCTTCCGCTACGATGATGGCACGTTTGCCCCTGCCGTGGGTATCACGGAGACGGAGCGTGCGGAGTGCGATGTGGAACTTTACCTGGATGCGGAGGGCGCGAACAAGTACTGCGATGCCGGTGCTTTCGATGCGGAGGCCTTCTACAACGAGTATGGTGTCACGCAGAAACTCTACAACGCATCGGGTGAGGAAGTCAGGGTGTTGCGCCCTTGGGAGACCACGCGCACCGACCTCTCCATTATGATTGCGAACATCAAGCCCGTGATGTACCTTGGCGATGCCATCGGAAATACGGGCAAGCGTTGGAAGGGTGCGTTCCTATCGGGCACGGATTGGGACGGCATCGACCTGACGAAGTGGACGTTGCAGCCTACCGCCTTCTCGCCTACGGGTGTGGGAACCATCAGTGGCAAGACGCGCAGTTTCTTCTTCGACTACGCTATCGGAGATACCAACTCGCGCGGTGCGGCAGGCCTTAACTCCGCATGGAAGGTGTTCACGGGTGACGGGTTCTACCCCCGTACCAACGACTGCCAGCAGCCCACCATCATGCAGTGGGCGAGGGCGAACAATAGCGATGCCAAGGCCAGTGTGCCGTTTGCCGAGGGCGGTTACTTCGCCTATGATGTGTTCAACGGCATCCACGAGGCCTTGTATGGTACGAACTATATCCACGACCCCAACCTCTTCTCCAGCGGTGTCTCATCGAACGACACCTGCACGGACGAGGCGACCTGGAAAGCCAACGGAGGCACGCGCACAAGGGCCGTGGGTACGGAGACCTGGCAGTACAAGAATTGGGGCGAGAGCGGTCAGATGTGGTACTCATCCGCCAAAGGCTCGAATATGTCCGAGATGCTGAACCAATACTGGGCCAAGGAGAAGGTGAACGAATCCCTCATGGTGGCCTCGTATATCAACGAGACGGGGCAGGCCGAGGGCGAAGAGTTCGAGTTATACGGCAGCACCTATTATTATAATAAGGTAAGCGGTGCGCTGGGCGATGGTATCAATATGCGCATCTACCGCGTGGTAAGGACGACCCTTTCGGGTTACACCACCGCGGGTGTGGCGCAGGACTTCGAGGTCGAGTTGATCCTCCGTTTCGGTGTGCTGGACGGATGCAGCCATTCGGGTGACGTGTGGAAGTACTGCGGTGGCGGTGCGAGTGCCATCGGTACTTGTGCCAAGACCACGAGCGGTTCTGTGGGTAATCCCGTGGACCTCTATATCCAGCCCGACCAGTCGCAGTGGACCTACGAGACCGTGACCACGAAGAACAACCTCGGCAAATGGGATTTGGAGGATTCCTATATCTATATGGGACGCTCGTCCACCCTGGGCTATGCTTGGTCTGCCAAACGTATGGCTTTCACTCCGTGGAACACGAAGAATGGCGGTGGCATCAATACGGGTATGTGCTTTTACGCTTACGCGCTCAACTATTGGAGTACAACTCTCGACCAGCGCGTTCAAGTCGCTTTGCGTTTTGGCGGTTATGCTCATTATAGTCTTTGCGCCCGCAGGTTTCTTTATGCTAGTTTCGCGTGGAGTGTTACGTCCCGCGCTTATGGAGGGTTTGCTCAAGTTTTGATTGACCCGCAGGTCGGTGTGAACGAGCCGCAGGCTTAGCGCAGCACGGCGCAGCCGGACGCAGTAGGGGCGCAGCCCCGCCCGTGATATAGGAGGCCCGCGCGGGTGGGGCGCAGCCCCTTCGAGGAAAGAAAGGTGCGCAGCACCTTTTACGGCACGCAGTGCCGAAGGGGTATAAGCACTTTGGCTCTCAATCGGTTAGGTCGAAATGGTTCCTTTAGACGGGAGCAAATTAGGATTCTTTAAGGATTTTAATCCCGTGAATCCTTGGCTCGCATTGGTATTTTCCTTACCTTTGCACCCGTAAAAATTCTTACGTCTGCCGACAAGTTGAACATAGGGATTCATCCTCTGAAACGGCAAAGTAAGGTTGGAACAATGAGGCTGTACACAAGTCGCTTTGCGTTTTGGCGGTAATGCTAATAATAGTAATTGCGCCCGCAGGTATCTTAATGCTAATAACGCGTGGAGTAATACGAACCGCAATTATGGAGGGTTTGCTAAAGTTGAAATGAGCGGACAATAATAACGACCCGATAAGATGAGTGTACGGAACCATGCCCGGAAGTGGCGGAAAAGTATAAGACCAGCACTTGTGATTGGAGAAGTGTGCAAGCATAAACTTGCGAAACGCTCAAAACTTGAATAATTATTAACATGATAGAAGTTGAGATTGGTTTTATTTTAAGACAGATTCACAAAGCATCCCTGGGCCGCAGAAAGCGCAAGGATGTGAAGGAGGCTCTGAATGAGATAGACCATTACGCGAATATCATTAGGGAAGATATACGAACGGGAAATTACCTCTCCAAACTCCGTTACAAGGTCGGGGAGGTGACGAACAAGAACGGCAAGCACCGCATCACCTACCAGCCCGATTTCTATACGCTGGTGGTGATTTACGTGGGGATAGGCTTGATACAGCCGTACTACCAAGAGGTGGACGTGCGCGTGGGCTTGAACTGCATCAAGCACCGCGGCATCACCGCCAAGGGCAGGAACAACTCGGTTGTCAAGCGAGCCAAGCACGCTTACTTCGACCGCCCCGATTTGACCTATGTCCTTTCCATCGACATGAGAAAGTGCTATATGCACTTCCGTCCCGAGGTGGTGAGGAAAGCGTTGAAGGGTATCGGGGTAAGGAAGGAGTTGAACGACTTCGTGCTGTCCCTAAGTTTTGTCGGGAAGGTATTCCCGGTGGGCACACCCTTGTCCCCTCTCATCCACCATATCGTATTAAGCAGTTACGACAGAAAGATGAAGGGAGAGTGCATGACGCTGCGCTACGCGGACAACGTGTTCTGTTTCTGCAAGAGCAAGGAGCAGGCGCAGAGGTTGAAATGGCGCACGATGAATCATTGGTGGTACGAGTTGAAGATTCGTGCCAAGCGTCACGAGATAAAGATAGTGCCCATGAGCGTTCCCCTGGATATTTGCGGATTCATCTTCCATCGCAACCATCGGGCCATAACGAGCCACGACAAGGGATATGTGACCGTGAGGAAATCCACCCTAAAGACAGCCATGACTGCCACGGGTAGGAATTGGAGCAGTTACTTCGGTACATTGCAGAAGGCGGACACCTATTCACTTATGCGAAAAATAGAGCAGCGAATGAAACTGAAACAACTGACTGACAAGATACGAATCAAGCGGAATCTCGATGCGAAGGAGATTCATCCCAAAGAACTTGCCGAGACGGGGCAGGTGTTCACCATTTACGATTATGAGATGCGGAAGGATTCCAAGGGCAACGCGAACTGGATCAAGTGCCTTATCGGTTATCCCGAGATGATAGATGGCGAGCCTACGGGACGGATAGCAGCGCGTGAGTTCCACGGAGGGTTCTCTTGTTTGGTCGAGTTCCATACGCTGGTCGAGCGGCAGTACGGACAGAAACAGAACTTCCTCCCCATCGAGGATGTTTCCATCGAGAACCACTGCGGCTATGTGTATAAGGATTCAACGAATACTATTGATTACATCGAAGATGAAAGCAGTGAACAAGATTCAGGTCGCCTCTTCGCGTGAGACGGACGACAACAAGGGCCTTACCGAATGGAAGGACGGAAAGTGCATTTCCCTTGACGAGGGCACGAAAATCAGTTATTATATCGGCCATGAGGTCGTAAGACGCATGGAGGACGAGAAGGAGGTGGAGGTCACTCTTGCCTTCCCTATCCGTGTGGATAAACCCGCCAAGCGTGACGCGCTCATCAATGCGGCTGAAATGGCCGCGTACAGCCTGCGTACCCCGATGGATGTGGCCTCCTTCACGGCCTCCCTCGCCCGCAAGTCACGGGAAAACGCGGACGATGAAGAGGTCAAGGAACATGACGCGTTCATCGCCTGGGTGAAGGACGAACTGACGAAAATCGGCAAATAAGCATTAAAGTTTGTTAAACGCTTTGCAAGTTCGGTTTTTGTATTTATATTTGCAGCAATTTCTACTATGGTAGATAAAAGTCGTGGAAATTCCACGTGGATTGAAACGAAAAAGTGATAGGAATGTAGGATTCTTATAAGTCACTGATTGAGCGTTCGGGGCAACTCGGACGCTCTTTTTTCATGTTTGCCCCTCAAAAAATTTGGTAATTCAAATGTCAATCGTATCTTTGTGGTGATTGTTTTTCAAGGGTATACGATTATGTTAAGTTCGATTAAGACATTGTTCGTGAGCATTGTGTCAGCGATAGCGGCATATTTGCATCCGTTGGACGGGGAGATGCAAGCAATTCTCGCCGTGTTCTTCTGCAATTTCTTCTGCGGTCTGCTGGCCGACATCATCGGCCATAACGGGGGTTTCAAGTTCAAGAAGGCCTGGCGGTGCGTGGTCGAGTGTACGGTGTTCTTCGGGTTCGTCTGCTTCATCTATTTTGTGGGCGAGCACAAGGGCAATCCCTCGGGGGCCTTGCAGTGCGTGTCGCTTGTGACCTATGCCATCATTTGGTTCTACACCACGAATATTCTTAGGAATTTGGGTATCATCCTTCCCGATGGGACCATCGGCCACAGATGTATCAAGTTCATGTATTATGTGGCATCGGTGGAGTTTGTGAAGAAGATACCTTATCTGTCGGACTATATCAGCAAGGAGGAAAAGAATGAAAGCAAGTGACAAACTTATCTCGAAGTTGAAGGAGTACGAGGGCCTGCGGCTCAATGCCTACAAATGCCCCGCGGGTGCGTGGACGATAGGCTACGGCCATACCAAGGGTGTCAAGCAGGGTGATGTGATAACGGCACAGCAAGCCGAACAATACCTTCGGGAGGATTTGTTCTCCTTCGAGCAGGGAGTGATCGTGCTGGCCGGACAGAAGAAGTTCAGCATGACGCAGGGGCAGTTCGATGCCCTTGTGGACTTCGCCTACAATCTCGGCCTTGGTGCGTTGCGCTCATCGACATTGGTAAGACGCATCGCGGCCGGTGCGGGATTGGAGGTCATTCAAGCCGAGTTCAAGAAGTGGGTCATAGCAGGAGGAAAGACCCTGCCTGGATTGGTAAGAAGAAGGGAGTGGGAGGCCCAGCGGTATGCGGAAACTGATTAGCGTGATGGTTATCCTGCTATTGGCCGGATGCAAGACGAAGTACATCCCCGTGGAGGTCAAGGCCACGGAAACGATAACATTAAGGGACACCGCCATCGTGGAGAAACTTGTGGAGTACCATGATTCGGTGTCGGTGAGAGATACGTCAAGTTACTTGAAGAACGAGTATTGCGAGACGTATGCGAGTTTTGAGAACGGGATTCTCCATCACTCCCTGGGGACCTTGAAGGATGCCCATGTGGAAGTGGTGACGCAGGTCAAGGAAATCGAGAAAGTGGTGGAGAAACCTACCATTGTGGAGAAGGAGAAGAAGGTCGAGGTGGAACGGAAACTCACTTTCTTTGAAAAGGCTTGTATGAATTTGGGCAAAGTGACTATCTTTGCACTGATAATTTTGGTTGTTTACTTATTGACGAAAGGAGGTATTCTTGGAAAGATAATAAAATGGGTCGGTTTGTAGAAGTTCCCGACCCAAAAGCACAGAGATAACAAAAGTTTTAGATTGCGTCTGATGAAGTATTAACATTCATCGGGCGCATTTTGTTTTATGGAATACAAGAATTTATTAAGAATAGTGCTGGAGGTCTGCTGCATGACGGAGGCGGACTTCCACAAGAGTAACCGCCAGGACCACGTGGATGCGCGTGCCATGGTGGTGCATATCCTCATCGAGGAAGGGTATTCGGAGAGGTATGTTTCCAAGGTGACGGGATTTTCCCAACAGCGGGTCAATTCGCTAAAGAACGGATTCAAGTACCGAAGGAGTTACGAACTTACAACCAACTTACAAGCGGTTCACAAAAGACTGTTGGAGGAACAAGCGGAATAGTCGGATATTTGCCATGCAACCGATATTGGTTGTGACTTAAAACTTATCAATATGGCAGATGAGAAAATGACGGAGAAGGTGTATTGTTACAATCATCCTTCCCAAGACAATTCGCTGGCCCTTGCAGCGATGATGAACCAAAAGAGTTGTGACCCCGCTATGCTGGCTCTGATGAACCAAAACAACGAGTGGCAAAACTCACCTTTCGCGTATATCATGTTTATGATGTTGTTCCGTCAGATGAACGGATGGGGTAACGAAAACGGCCAGGGCCAGCAGAACATCGAGATGCAGAACCAACTCGCGGCCATCCGCTCGCAGTTGTCCGACAACCAAAATTCGGGTCTCGTCATGGAGGCTATCAGAGGCAACGCTACGGCCATCGGTCAGTTGGCGCAGACCCTCAACTGCGACTTCAACGCTCTGAACAATGCCGTGTGTGACGTCAGAGCGGGTATTGACAAGGTAGCCGGTCAGGTTGGATTCTCCGCGGAGAGAGTGATTAATGCGGTGAACCTCGGTGATTCAAGTATCGTAAGCAAGTTGCAGGAATGTTGCTGTCAGACCAAGACGGCCATCCTCGAGATGGGCTATCAGAACCAGTTGGCGAACTGCCAGCAGACGGGTGCGCTCACGAACGCTATCAACGGAGGTGTAAATGCCATTCAGAACAACCTCACGCATTTGGGTTTCGGGATGCAGCAGGGTTTCACCAACATGGGCAACATCACGCAGCAGGGATTCTCGTCCATCGGCTATGCCACCCAGCAGCAGACCTGCGAGATTCTGCAAGGCCAGCAGGCATCGACACAGAGAATCATCGACACGCTGAACTGCCATTGGAACCAAGATCTCCAGCAGCGTTACAATGACGCACGATTGGAGTTGTCGCAGTTAAAGCAGAACGAGACGCTGATCGCTGCGCTCAAAACAACCACCACTGCGTGAACTAACGGAGGTGCGGATGCGTTATCCATTCAGATGGAGGCCACCGCACCTCCTAAATCCAAACGTAAACGAAAGAAGAAATGCAATTCAGAGAAGTAAAGCAAGGCTATTCCGTCTACCTGCTTGACAAGAGCCTTATGAAGGTGCAGCAGGTAAGGGTTATCGGGGTGGGTGTTCCCTACAACGAGCCGCCCAAGGTGGGCCAGTTATCCAATATCAACCGATTGGTGGATGTCACCATCGAGCAGGAGGGGAGGAACCATGTGTATGCCATTCCCGAGACCGCCTGCGTGACGTATGCCGGAGAGACCGTCCTCTCCACGGATGCGGACGGAATCTTGCGGGAGGTCAAGGCGGTGAAGTCACAGAGCGAGGAAGTGCTGGCCTCGGTGGATGCCCATCGGGAGAAGGTTCTTCGGTGTGAGGAAATCATCGGGGAACTTGACACCGCCTACAAGGACAAGAAGGAAATGGATTCCCGATTAAGCAAGGTTGAGGAATTCATGCTCGAGATGAAGGAGGATATCAAGTCACTTGTAAGGGAACTGAAAGCATGATCAAGATAGATGAGTTGATAGAGCGCATGGAGTACATGCCGCAGTATGACTTCATGCGCTCTTTGGTTATCGTGTTATGGAACCTTTAGCACGAGGTCCAAGACAGCCCGCACTACCTTATCCACCCTGCTCCAGTCCTGGCGCACGTAAACGTCCGTGATTTTGAAAGGGCAGGAGTGGACGAGGCACATCGCCACATCCTCCATCGGAAAGCCGCAGTCATTGCGTGCGATGGTGGCGAAGGAGTGACGGGCCGTGTACATGGTGAGGTTTTCTATCCCCACAAGTTCCCCGATTTTCTTTAACTGTTTGTTGAGTGCTAAGTTAAAACCGCTATAATTAGTATAAAGATTGTTAAAACATAAAAGATGTTCTTTCAGTGGGTCTTTGTATCTGTCGAGGTATGGCTGCAACTCCGGCTGTATCTCGATAGACATGAAGGATCCGTCCGCACGTTTCTTGCAGGTCTTGCTGCGGTTGTATTCCACCCGTCCGTCCTTTGCTGGCGCGCATTTGAAAAGGTCCACGGTGTTCATCCCGCACAGCATAAAGGATACGGCATACAAGTCTCGCGCCATCTCCATGTGAAGGTTGTGCTCGGGTATCTTGCAGGTAATGATGGAGCGGATTTGTTCGGGAGATAGCGCGCGATGGTTTACCGGATTCTTCTTGGGCATGTGATAGTTCACAAACGGATTGCAGCGGACCACAAGCACACCTCTATCCTCGTCATTGTACTTGCGCTTCGCCTCCTTGATAATCTTGGAGAAGATAACCATGTATCCGCTGATACCCGAGCCTGTGAGTGGCCTGCCGGAGTGTATGCCTTTCTGCGTATACAGCCAATCCTCGAAGCGCAATACCATGCCGCTCGTGATATTGTTGATGGGGCATCTGCGCGAACCAAGGAAAGCCTCGAAACGGTTGAGCATACACTTGTATGTGGTCGCGCGCAGCCTTCCCTCGGCAGTCATTTCCCCGATGATCCTATCTCCCTCGTCAAAGAAGTCCACGTCAATGGGCTTGTTCTCGAGCATGGCCTTCATGTGGTCGGCAAGGTCCCTGGCGGTGAACAGCGACACGCTGCGCCCGATTCTCACAAGTTCCTCCCTGATTTTAAGCACCTCCACAGTCACTCTGTCATATATTTTATTGCCTTTCTCCTTTAACGTGAAATCCTTTTTGTTGATAAGGTTTTCGGGTACAAAATAGGGTGTTTGCAGATAGGCCGAGCTGCCTTTCTGCGAGATTCGTATCTTTACGTTCCAGGTACCATCCTCCTTCATCTGGTGGCGAAGCACCACCGCTTTTACTGTTGCCATATTTTTAACAATTATGTTGTAAAAGTCCGATTCGATTTTCGTAAAACATTTGTAAATGTGATATTCATATATTGCACGATTATCATGCAATATGACATAGATTAAATTTTGCTAAATGTCAGTGCGACTGATTATAAGCTAAATACCACATTTTCAGTGTTCACGGTATCATAATCTGTTACTTAGTTTCTATTGTATTATAAATCAGTTAGTTGCTAATTTCTTAAAAGTTATCGTAAATCATTTGTAAATGTTCTATATAACTTCCTCGTCCACCTTGCGCTTTACCTTGTAGATAGCCCGGATGTCGCTGCGCTGCACATTGAACTGCCCGAACTTGGTATTGTCCGATGAGAGGATCAGCGAGTTGGACGTGAAGAGATTGTTGGCCAGCACACGCTTTATCACCATCTGCTTGCCGTAAACCACAATGACCACTCCACTCACATACTCCCACATGGATTCAAGAACCCTCTCGGCAAGCACCTTGCTCCCATTCAGGATGGACGGGTACATGCTGTCTCCCGTAACCTCGAACACGGCAAACTCGCCTGATTTCAAATCCTCCCCGTGATGGGCCACGATAGGGTAGGTATCATCATCGTGATTCTCCGCTCCGTACAAGCTCTCGACAAAGGTAGCGGATGCCTTTGCCGTGATGAACTTGATGGGGACGGATGTCTCGAGGGTGGCCTTGGCGGCTCTCTTCTTTATCACCTCCATCACATCGGGAGGGTTCTGGTAATCCCCATTACCGATAAACATGGGACCCTCACCCTCCATCAGATATTCCTTGCTTACCTGCGGGAACACCTCGAAGAAGGGACCAAGTTTCCTTAGCGTCAGTTCGCACTCATTCGCGCTCCACCGGTATATGGTCGCGCGCGAGAGTAGCTTTAGTTTTGCGTGGAGTTCGTACTTGGATATCCCGAGTGCGTCCACAATCTTAAAAAACCTTTCATTTCTGTTCATGGCCTATGATTTAGTATTTTTAACTTTTAAAATTTGGCTGTTACATCAAACGGGACTATTTTTGCTCCCGTTTTCGCTCTGGTAATCCCAGAATGTTTCACTTTAAAATTAAAGTTCATGGATGGATACGGCAATATAAACGTACCTCTCAAACTGTTGCAGCAGTATTGCAAGGTAAAGAAAGACAAGGAATTGCTTGCCTTTGCCCTCGGTATGAAGTTGCTATACCGCTCGTCCACCATGAAGGAAGTCACACGTCGCAAGGTCGCCAGCACGTTCCACATCGGAGCGGCCAAAGCGGGACGACTGATACGTTCCGCATACGAATCAGGTCTTTTCCGTCCCCATAACCGCATCCTCACAGCAATATGCTGGAAGGATAGGCTTATCAAGTGGGCCAAGAACGACTTCATGTACGAGAGCGACATGTGTGTAAAGTTTCACAAACAAGATTTTCAGGAGGGAAATTTCTCTCTTAAAAATATCGTCCGGAAAATTGACGAGGCTCTAATCTTACAGCCAATAAACTACCATGAAGTTAGGGACGACGATAACTTTAGATGCTCATACCCAAAAGACAGACGTTATGCGGGCATCCCTTATTCTTCATCATACAGGCAGTTGGGTAAGAAGGCTGGGCTTAGCCGTTATTCGGCGAGACGAGTGGTAAGGCGCATGGAAGCGGAAGGTACTCTTTCGGTACACACTTTCAAGCTGCGCTATGCGCTGCCGGTATGCACGAAGCAATCATTGGATGATTACTTCAAGACACACCATAACTGCTCGATAATTGTAAACCCGCATGACGGGACCGGTTGGACCAAGGAACCAACCAACTTCAAGATTACAGACGAGAGAGTCCGTGATCTGTACAAGCACGTTATCTGGAATAACGAAAGACGCAAGAAACATTATGAAATGTCCGCAGAAGAAAAGCAGACTGAAATCATTCCCGACAGCAATGCCTGGTGGGATAAATTCAACTGATTTTTATGCTCGGTTTCAAATTGCCCCATTAATCTCCCCGCTCTCCTATAAGAGAGAGCATAAAGTTATAGGTGCGCGTATACACGTACACGTATATGCACGTACACGATCACGTTGCGTATGTACACGTATACGTGAGAGAGTTGGGAGGGATAATGCTTAAAATTTTGCGCTTTGCGAAAATTGCATAACGACACAACGGTTTGACACTTGCTTCCGCTTAACCCTTTGTAGTAGGAGGTTTGGAGGTAGGGGAGTGGGTTGCCCTTGTGATTGCAGTTACCCCTTTTAAAGGGATAGTAGTCTTATCCAGTAGTGGGATACAGTAACTCAGTTTGCAGTCATTTGTCCGTGTTTGGATACTACCATGCTGGCTACTCAGTTTGCAGTGATTTATCCCCCGCATCCTGTATACCTACACTACATGCAGGTTATTATATATACATACTACCCTGCGGGCCGCATTTTAACACTTCATCTTCCAAAACTCATTTTAAGCCGTTTTAAGCGACTTTCTCGCTTGAAATGATAACTTGTACCACTTCATCCTTAAAAATCAAAATTACGGCATTTCTGAAAGCGAGAGAGGTATCCTTTCGATATGTCAGTCCTCTTACTATTATCATCGGCTGTGATTAGAACTTAAATAAGTCAAAGGGCGCATTAGCGGTTTGGATGGGTCTGAAACGCATTTTAAGGCGATTTAAGCGACTTTCTGCTCTCGGACGATAACTTGTATACCTTTTGCTCAAAAACTCGAAATTCGGGCTTGTTTGAAGTCCTTTCGATTTCAAAGTCGTATCCACGGCATATTATTCTCTCAAATCGCAATAAATGCCATTCATTCCATTCACTTCCTTTCACCTCTCCTGGATGAACAAAACCCTTTCCGGATCGTTACCCAAAACGTGGTCGGAAGTTCCGCATACCCGCGCCATTGTCAGTGTGCTTCCACCCATTTAAATTCCTGATACTTAAAACATGTTGTAAAACATATTATTGTGTCGAACTTTGGGATTAAATTATTTGTTTAATCCCGAAAAATGAATTACCTTTGTGGTGTTGTTAGGACGGAAAACCGCCCGGCAACGGTGCGAGACAAATGTGTTACAAAAATAGGATTAATATTTGGGATGGGCAAGTTTTTCCCGCGGGATTTTCGGCTCTTCGGTGTTAAACATTCCATCCCCCTTAAAACCCGGTTAAGGATGATAGTAGCGATGAACGATGAGATTCTCGGTCGTCTTGTGGACCGGATTTTCCTCCTTGGGGTAAGGAAGGGGGAGATAGACAGCGGCAAGCGTCCCGCGTATATCTCCAAGAACAAGGCTTACCTCCAGTACGGGAGGGCGAGTGTGGATAAGTGGATTAGGTCAGGCATCGTCAGTGCGGGTCAGGATATTGAACCCGGAAAGAAAAGGACGATCGTCAGACTGAGTGTGATAGAGCTGGAGGCCGCGGCTGTGAAGTGCAACATCCTTCATGGCCTGTCTCCGAACGATGAGAGCGAAATCAAGGCTCTCGCAACATTGTAGGCGATGAATTTCTCTTGCTATTTTGTAGTCGCCGCGATTAGTTCTTTGGTATACTGGAAATATGAGGGTCGGTCGCTTACCCTAATGATGCAAATCTCGTCGAGAGAGGACATAAGCGGCATCGTGTAACGAGCGTGTGAAAGGGAGGCTGGCAGATAGCCACACGTAAAGCACCATGAAAAACAACGTATGTTTAAACTAAGCAGCCGTATGGCGGCTGTAAAGATTATGATAACGCATAGATGCTTAGCATACAACATATTCCCCGTGCCTGCCTTATGAGGTAGGAGTAACGTAAACACCGGAACACGCGCGGGGGCAACCGGCAGGCCACGGCCTTCGTGGTCATTAAGGAGGGACGTAACATTAGGAACGAATCTGCCGGGCGAAATTTGCGAGCCACGGAATCGGTGGTCTTATGATAAGCGATTCTGTTTTGACCGTCTCACATTCGTGTGACACTCCTGAAACTTTGGCCGAATCGCAAGGAATTATGGATGATATTAAGTTTGACATTGACGACTTCTTCAAGATTCCGCACGTACAACTCGTGGCAATGACCGCTGGAGGTCGCGGAATCACGAACATCGTAAATTATTTCCATTATCAAGCGGCAAGCGGATTCGGGTACGCAGTGTAACGCTGTACGATACGGACTGCCGCTGGTAAAGTAGAAGAGTGAAAATTATTAGGATTGTGCCTTGTATGGTGCGTGAGCATAGTCGGGCATTTTATTTGTTTTTATCTATGGTTGAATTAAGAGACTATCAGATGGAGATAGCGCAGAAGGCATGTGCTACCCTCATCAACCTCGGAATCGTCTATTTGGCGATGGAGGTCAGGACAGGCAAGACACTGACCGCGCTGGCAACAGCGGAGATGTTCGGTGCGAAGAGAGTTTTGTTCGTGACAAAGCTCAAAGCCGTTCCGTCCATTCAGGACGACTATACAAAATCGGGGGTTACGTTCTTCATGGATGTGACCAACTACGAGAGATTGCAGAAATGCTCCGATGATTACGACCTGTTCATTGTGGACGAGGCTCACACCATCGGCGCTTTCCCCAAGCCGAGCCAGCGCACCAAGATGCTAAAGGAGCTGGTCGGCTCGAAACCGCTTGTGCTTCTTAGCGGCACACCCACCCCGGAGAGTTATTCGCAGATATTCTTCCAGTTCTGGGTAAGTGACAATTCCCCCTTCAAGGATATCTGCGGGAACGGTACCTTGGCTTTCTACAAGTTTGCCAAGCAGTTCTGCGACATCAAGCAGAAGAAGGTGAACGGATATATAGTCAATGACTACTCTCAGGCCCGCGAGGAAGAGGTCAAGGCGGTCACTGATGCGTACATGATATCCTATACGCAGAAAGAGGCCGGGTTTGATGTGTCGATCAACGAGCATATCCTGGAGTGCAAATCCAATTCCGAGACGGAGTATATCTTTAAGAAACTGAAAAAGGAGCGCTGTGTGAACGATATGTACACGGGCCTTCAAATCCTTGCCGACAAACCCGCTGTCCTGCTTACAAAGCTGAATCAGATAACGGGCGGTACGGTTATTGACGCGACGGAGACCCCGCGTATCATCGACCCCTTCAAGGCAGTAGCCATTGCCGAGAAGTTCAAGGGCCAGCGCATCGCCATTTTCTACGTATACCAAAGCGAGAAGAAACTGCTTCTCGACTATTTCAAGGACGAGGTTACGACAGTTCCCGAGGATTTCCAGGAGGGGAAGTCGAGGGTGTTTGTCGGCCAGGTCCGTTCTGTAAGAGAGGGTGTCCGTCTCGACAAGGCCGATGCCATCATCTATTATTCCATGGAGTTCTCCTACCTTTCCTACGAGCAAGGACGCAACAGACTTGTATCCAAGGAGAGACAAAAGCCTGCGGATGTTTGGTTCGCGGTCTCGCAGATGGGACTCGAATCAAAGATTCTTGAAGCGGTGCATGACAAGAAGGACTTCACATTGTCATACTATAACCGACACCAAGACCTGCGTGAGTGAGAAAATCTTAGAATCGAAAGTACAGGAGAAAATTGTCAAGAGATACAAGAAGGAAGGCTGGACAGTGGTGAAAATCATACTGTGCAGCCTTTCCGGTTTCCCGGACCTTATGTGTCTGCGTGATGGAATGGCGCTCTTCATCGAGGTGAAGCGTCCGGGCGAGCGTCCGCGTCCCTTGCAGATATTCGTCCATGACATGCTCCGCAGATGTGGATTTGAGGTACTTGTTTTGGACGAATGAGGCGGAAGGCGATATTCTATGAGACGGGAGGTTACTGGCTGTGCCTTGCCAAGCAAGCGTGCCAGCTCAGATACTACTATTACGATATGGTATGGCTTCCGCGATACTATTCTCTTTGCATCACTCCCTTTATGGACTTTTGGACGGTAGCGGAGCGCAAGAAGTGCATGGACCATCCTCTCTATCGTGACATTCCTATCCTGGAATATCACAAGCAGGATGTGGAGATAGCGGCAGTGCTTGCCGCATGGGTGAATTTCGGCAAGAAAAAACTCATGCCGCAGAAATGCGTGGACGTAAGGAAAATCCTTACCGATCATCCATACAACTCTCTGATGTGGCAGGACTACCGCTACTGGCGGTACAATGTGCTTGACATCTGCTTTTCCCGGTATATCTATCAAGACCTTATTGACCTTTACGACAGGCTTTGGAGAATCTACAAAAAGCACGGAGACCTCGAAACCGCCGTTTCCTTTGCCATGCGGGTAAGAAAAGTGGATCATGTGCAGGCCTTCCTCCTTCTCTTTGAGGGAATCAAGGGATTCCAGCCGTGCAAGGATACGCTGTACCGCGTCAATATGCTGTTCCGGTGGCTCGTGCTTGGATATAAGGTGGATCTTGGAATTTGGAAGTGTGTGGATCCGAAAGACCTTCACGTCTGTGTCAAGGCTTCCGATGTCAGATATCTTCCAAAGTTGCCTCCCCTTAAGAATCTTAAGCTCGACAGCAAGGACTTGCAGGAGGTTGTGGATAGGACGTCGAGAGATTATTTTCCGCGCTGCCCTTCCATTATGGATTATCTCATCAGGTTTTATTCCATTGGCGGACTTCTTGGAAAGACGAAGATACCGCACAATGTGGCCAGGAGGTCTTATTCTACTTTCGTCTCAGCTCTTGTTGGCAGGAACGAGAATGGAGTCCCCTACAAACCGTACAGACGAATCGTTAGTAATTCCATATAAATGAACCGACTGTGACGATTTCATAGTATTAAATTCATAGTATTTATAATTTAGTTAAGAGTTATTGTGCGTCTCCGTCCGTGAGGATAGGGACGTTTTAGTATGGTTGTTGTATTTGTTTATTTGGATTTGAGTCATATAACACAATATTAGTTTATGTTGGACCGCTTTGGTTCGTGAGAATAAGGCGGTTTTTCTCTTAGTGAATTCTTAGCATTATATATTCTTAGCAATGAAAAACAAGTATCTTATTAAAGCTATTCAGGTCGTGTACCCGAACGGTGTGCATGACAAGATTGTTCTCCAGACACCCGTTATGGTGGACGATTTGGAGAAGTTCCGCACCGAGCAGCGCAAGCTTCATAATTGCTCTGCGGTGAACCTAACCTATACTGAGAAAGATGAACGAAAAACTTCGCAAAGCACTTGAAAGCGAGATAACCGACCTTAACAGACAGATAAAGGAAGTCAGGCAAAGACCTGACGGATATCTCGACGACTATGACGATGATAAGGATATGGTCATAGCCAACTTGGAGGCAGACATTGAGGATGCCGAAAATACGCTCCGACATCTTGATGAGCTGGACGACTGGGATGCCATCGACAAGGCTGACCGGGACGATGCGGATGAGAAAAGAGCCTTTTCGGTCGGATTCGGTCTGACTCGTTTCTGCTGATTGACACGATTTGTAAACCTAAACAACATTTACGAATGAAAGAACTGATTGAAATTCAGTCAAAACTGAAATCGCCGAAGGCTCGAAGAAGTCTGTTCGGCAATTACATGTTCCGCTCCTGCGAGGATATCCTCGAGGCGGTCAAACCACTTCTTAGCAAGAACGGTTGCACGATAACCATTAACGATGCTATCGAGGCAATCGGTGAAAGAGTCTATGTAAAGTCCACGGCAACTATTCGAAACTCTTCGGGTGACACGGAGAGCGCCACAGCTTTCGCCCGCGAGCCACTGGTAAAGAGAGGCTTCGATGAGACACAGCTTACCGGTGTCGCCACCTCCTACGCACGCAAGTACGCTCTCAACGGCCTCCTGGCCATTGACGATAGCGTGGATGCGGATGCGGTACAGAAGGAAAGTGATGCAGCCGAGAAGAAGAGCAAGGAGACGCTTGCCCGTGTAAGAACAGAGATAGGCAAGGCGAAAGACCTGAACGTACTTGGAGCCATCTACAAGGAATATATCGGTATGATGGATGAAGGGGACAAGCAGGCGGCCACCGCCCTTCTGAGCGCAAGAAGAAAGGAGTTGCAAGGTGGTTGACCTGAAAAATTCCTCTGTTAAATTCGACCAGGAGAGCCACACCTACACCACTGAGGATGGTGTGATCCTGAGCGGTGTGACCGCCATGCTCTCCGAGATGATATTCAAGAACAAGTATGCGAATGTCCCTGAGTTCATCCTGAACAGAGCCGCGCGTCATGGCACATTCGTCCATGAGTGTTGCGAGCTTGCGGACACCCTTCATATAGATACGGACTGCCCTGAGCAGCGCGAATATTCAAAGGAGCGGGCGAAACTTGGATTCATCCATGTGGCGAGCGAGTTTCTTATCTCCGATGAGGAAAATATCGCGTCGAGCATTGACAAGGTGTTTGAGAAGGACGGTGAGATTCATCTTGCCGACATCAAGACCACTTACAAACTCGATGAGGAATGGCTGTCATGGCAGCTCTCCGTATACGCTTATCTTTTTGAGCGGCAGACCGGAAAGAAGGTGGCGAAACTGTGGAGTATCTGGCTGCGCGACGGAAAATGCCAGTTCAAGGAGGTGACCCGCAAGCCTGACGCGGCTGTCAAGAAACTCATCAAATGCTTTGTTGATGGCAAGCCTTTCGAGGATGCTTCCGTGGTACCGGCGCGCAAGGTGTCGGAGCTTCCCGCGCAGTATGCCGAGATAGAGGGCTTCATCGAGGATGTGGTGACGCAGTGCGCTTACTGGAGCGAGCAGAAGAAGCAGCTTGCCGAAGGAGTGATGAAAGAAATGGTCAAGCGTGGCGATTACAAGTGGGAGGGCGATACGATCACCTTCATCCGCAAGAAAGAATCCATCCGCAAGACATTCGATACTGAATCCTTCCGCAAGGACCATCCGATGCTGTATGATAAATATATCAAGGAGGTCCCCATGGTAGGGAGTGTAACCGTTAAAATCAAAAACAATTAATATTATGGCATTGACAATGTACGGGCGAATCCTTTCGATAGGACAGACCCTCACCACTCCGTCCAAGGACGGAACAAAAACCTACACGTCCCGCAGTCTTGTCCTGGACTGCACGACCACAAGTTCTACCGGGCAGGTATTCAAAAGCACCCCGCAGTTTGAGTTTGACGGGAACCTTTGCCCCGAACTGGATAAGTATGTGGCAGGCCAGCTCGTGGCTATCACATTTGAGTTGCGCGGTGTGGAATACATCGACAAGAAAACGAACGCGCCCAAAATCTTCAACCGGATACGTCCGTACAAGATTGAGCCTTACCAGCCAGCAGGATACGGACCGCAGCCCGCGCAACCCGCCATGCAGCAATCGGCACAGCCTGCTTACCCACCCCAGCAGCCGGTAGCACAGCCTGCATATCCTCCGCAGCAAGGAGTGCAACCGCCCTATCCGCAGCAGGGATACCAGCAGCCCGCTTACCCACCGCAGGCCGGTAATGACAATCTGCCCTTCTAAGCCATGATGTACGACCTGAACAATCCCCTAAAGAGGGAGAGTTTCAAGACGAAGTGCAAGAAATTGTTGGATAGCAAGGCTATTGTCGAGCTGACAGAGAAAAAGGAGCGGAGGTCTATAACGGCCAACGCTTATCTCCACGTGATCCTCTCGTATTTTGCCGCAGTGACGGGGAATACGATGGATTACGTCAAGATGAACTATTACAAGCTGCATTGCAACCGCGATATCTTTGTGGTGGAGAAGGATGATAAGTTCCTTGGCAAGACGAGGATGATACGCAGTTCCGCATCGCTGGATAAGGATGAGATGTCCTTGTCTATCGAGCGTTTCCGTAACTTCGCCTCCGAGGAAGCCGGTATCTACATCCCTTCCGGGGAAGAGGGCAGGCTGTTGCAGCAGTGCGAGATTGAGATTGAACAGAACAAAGAATTTATTTGATATGATGAAACAATGGTTTGAAGTCAGCGCCAGTTATTATAAGGTGCTGGAAAACGGAGTGACGAAAAAGGTGACGGAGCCTTATCTTGTAGACAGCCTGTCGTTTACGGAGAGTGAGGCTACTACCATCGACGAAATATCCGCGTATATCGACGGGGAGTTCACCATCAAGGCCATCAAGCGGTCCAATATCGCGGAGGTCTGGGATGATTATGACGGAGAGCAGGATGCAGCCTATTGGCGCATCAAGTGCGATTTCCTTGCGCTCGATGAGAAGAGCGGCAACGAGAAACGCACATCCATGCACATCCTTCTCAAATCGCCTTCATACGACAAGGTTATCCCGATGTTCCAAAAACGGATGGAGGGCAGCGTATCGGATTACGAGGTGGTTAAAGTTGAAAAGACCGCCATCGTAGATGTTATCCGATATAAGGGCGATAAAGAACCTAAAGAATAACACTATATTATTTCTGGAAGAGTTTTTACTAATCGTAATAGACTTTTTAATACCTATGGCACTGGCGAGTGCCTTCAACTTGCCCGCATGGGAATGTCGGCAAGTTTGTTTAATACCTTAGTCTTATATGGCAACGAAAAAGAAGAAAATTACCCGAACGACATTCACGTTCCGCATATCTTGGTGGCAGACCATGAAGGACTGGCCCGAAGAGCGGAAGCACCGCATCCTTGACCGCATCATCGAATACGCGGAGACCGGGGATGTCCCTACTGACCTTGACGATGAGGATATGACCACATTCTCCTTCATCCGCTCCGAGATTGATTCGGAGAGCGAGAAACCAAAGCGGAGAAAAAAGGATGATGGGCCTGCTACCCTTGCGGCAGCAATCGACAATGAGAAGTCGGTCAACATCATAACACAAGGCCGCGAGATATTCTGTATGTACTACAAGGAACTGACCGGAGAGGATTACTATTGGACCGCCAAGGACGCAGCCCACATGAGGTTAATCCTCAACATGCTCAGATACTCGCGCAAACAGAAAAGCCTGCCTGATACTGATGAGGGTGTGATGGAAGCGCTCTCTACCCTGCTCAATTCGATAACGGACAAGTGGATCATCGAAAACATGTCCGTATCTACGGTACTCAATAAGTATAATGCCATTGTAGCTAACGCGAGGAATGCAGCGGTTGGGAAAATCAGTTCAGACAAGCGTAGAGCGAATGAAGCGGTCGTTAAGTCCATCGCAGGCGACCTACTTGGATAAGGTAAGTTCAAGATTTCCTTCCCACGTCAATAGCGTGGAGGATGTAATGACGGTCTACTCCCCCAAGCAATGGGATTACGTCATGCTCAACAAGGATAACGCTTACACTTGCCTCTGTCCTACCGTAGCGGATGTGAGGGAACTGTACGGCAAGGATGCAGCCGCCCAATGGATAGGCATACAGATTGCCGCTCTCTTCATCGCCAGCGCAAGCCGTGACGAGGGAATGGCCGACAGTATCAAACTATTCTCGGAGAGTTTTGCCGTGGAAACGGGCGGTTACAAGCTAACCGAGCTGATGTTGTTCTTTTCCAGGTACCGTGCAGGGCGCTATGACGGGTCTTACACGCAGTTTGACCCGAAGAGAATCGGCAACTGCTTCTTTCGGGAGTTCCTTAACGAGAGAAACTACGAGCTTGACCATATCGAGCGTGAGCAGAGACGGATGGCCGTTGAGCAGCGCAGGTTTGTCAGCAAGGATGGAAAATCATCCCTCGAGGCCTACCGTGAGGCGAAACGCAAGGCCGCTGAGGGTGACGAGGAAGCGAAGAAACTGCTCGAGGGGCCATGCAGGTAAGGGTTTACTTTAAGACAAGGATTTACGCGGACATCCGAAAGATAATCGAGCGTTTCAACCTCCAACCCGGAGTGTCGGTGAATTACGAGACGCACGGGGATGTGAAGGAATCTGACATTTGGCTTCTCGAGGAAACTGCGAGAAGAGGATATATTGAAATAAGGAAATAAATAAAAGAAGAAATGACGAAAACATCAAAAACACAACTTCTTCTATACACTACTTATATAATTGCTGATTTATTGGATACGTATGTATCCGAGACCGCAAGACAGATGGAACGTGAGAAGGTAAAGGTGGACTTCGATACGAGGCATACCTTCAATACTCTTACAGCCAGCGCAAGGAAACTCCGCAAGCAGATAGACGGAACACCGAAAGGAACGCAGAGCGACTTTGGTGACACGTGCGATATGATTACGTCCATCTTTTCCGTCCTGATAGACCGCATTGGTGATAATGAGCGGGCCGCTTTGGATATATACGAGTATATCAAAGGGAAGCCAAGTTCGCTCGGATTACAGTTCAAGGGGCTTGATGATGCGTTTTTTAAGAAAAGCAATACGGATGAAGTTAAAGAATAGTGAAATTAATTGGTTTGAGAATCATCTGAGGATGATCATAAAGAAGTGCAGGCAGTTCGACTTCGGCAATGCAGGCTGGGAGTTGAATGATATTGCGGCACACGCTCAGATACTTCTCAACACTATTAAAGGTAAGAAATATGACGGAAGAGGAATTCAGGAACGCGGTGAATGAGATAGAGTGTGAACGCGACAGAAAGTTGAAGGAATTGCGGATAAAGTGCGCTAAGTCCAACCAGCGATACAATATCGGTGACATCATTGAGGATTCTATCGGGCGGAGAATACTTATCGACAAGTTGTATATCTCATCGGACTTTCACTGCCCCGAGATCTATTATTCGGGGCTGACATTTACGAAGAAGGGTGTACCGAACAAACGCAACGATCGCATCAACGTGTTCAACAATGGTTCCGTGTTAATCAAGCGAGCTGACGACAAAAAATAATATAATATGACGCTGGAAGAGTTTGGAGAAGTTAAAATGCGTATGGTATCCCATCTTACGCTGGAGAAGACCTACGTATCAAGTTACGTGACGGATATTAAGGGATTGTATGCCAGCAAGGAGGTAAGACGTAACCACCTTGGTATGCCAACGGGTAAGACCAAGATTGTATACATCTATCTCGGCAAGGAATACCGCAAGGTGGAGGATTTACTTAAAGCAATCAACGAGAATGAATCTCAAAATTGTAACAAATGATGGCCGATTGGAAGAGGTCTATCTAACGCAGGATTACATTTACTATGCGTATCCTTGCGGTGACACTCTGATGGTTGATAAGATATATGACCCGTCTTATTTTTGGAAACCTATTGCTCAAAGTCTTATTATAGATCCGACCCGTGGATGATTAATATATATGTCTAATTTATAAATATAATGTTATGAGAATTGTGTTTAGTTGGAAAACCGTAGATACAAGTAACGATACTCGTATCAGTGCGTGTTATTGTTTTAGCAGATGCGACGTTAATTTCAATTAATGAAGTGTATGATAGATAACGAAATGATTATGACTAATTTCGCGTTTTACCTCAATATGCTATTGAGAGTTCTTCACATAGCCTATAAGGTGAATTACGGCGGATGTTTGATGTTGTGCGCTATAATTAAGAGGGAAGCGGAGCGCCGCGGGTTGAAATGCGATATAATAAGGAATAAAGGCCTGCATGAAGAATGTCATTATACGTGTAATTTGTCGTATAATAATAGCAGTGATTATTCCGTTAATTATTATCCCTTTGCATATTACATCCCAGTTGGTGTGGTTTTCCATGATTGGCAGGATGCCATGAAGGAGTATCAAAACGGGAAGTGGTCAGAGGTGTACGAACGGAAATATGACGATGTGATTCAAAGTATTATAACTGACTTTATAAAAAATTATGAATTATGAGAAATTTTACAGATTTAAGTGATGAATGTATTGAAGAGTTGAACAACGATGGAAAATGGCATGACTTTGACGACCTGCACCCGAATGTTGAAGAATGGTGCTTGTTCAAGGATTTAAGGGGCGATATTTACGAAGGCCTTTACACTCAATTTGGTAATTGTATGGGCCAAGAGGAAAATGGAGAATGGTATTTCATTGATGGTGTAGTCCAGTGGAGATATTACTAATTAATTATATCATGGAAAAAGAAGAGATTACAAAAGGAAAGTATTGGTGGTCAGCGACGGCAGGTGGTTTCTCCGGTTTCGGTCAGTTCGATACCATCGAGGAATGTATCGAGGATATTGAGGATAGTAGCGACGAGTGGGAGGATTATTATGCTGACCAAGAAACGGATTTGATACCTATCGGCATAGCAACTTCTGTTTACAATGTTGGCGACCTTATTGATGTTATAAAGGATCGTATTGCTGATGAAGCGTTAAGTTTCAGTTGTGATAGCGAAGCCTCTTTTTCAAAAGACTTCGATGAGAAATTAAAGGATTTGCTTATCAATGAGGTAGACTTCGGGGCGCAGGCGGCAATACAAGAGGTCGGATGTTACAATGTTAAAACGCATGAATTTATAAAAGGGGAGGAATAACTGATTATGGCATCGAAGTTATATACATTCCATCCCGAGATTTACCCTCGGGCATTATGGATCCAAGTAGGCTTTGACATCCCCGAAGGATTTGAGGGTGTGACAGTGGAGGATAATGATTCCGCTATGGCCGTGGTGAACAAGGCCTACGACAAGAAGAGTAATAAGTGTGGTTGCATGATTCGCTTTATGAATCTTAAGGCTATTGATTTGCCAAACGTAACCCACGAGAGTATTCATGTAGCGATGGATATTTTCGGGTACTGCGGCATTGTGCCTGACAATAACAACCAGGAACCTTTATGCTATTTGGCTGGCTGGGTGGCGAAGTGCTGCAAGGAAGTACTTGACGAAGAATATTGCAAGATTCAGAAACCCTCGCAAGATTCAGATTTGTTATGCGAATAAGTGGTATGAAGCCTTATGATTAGATTGTATAAATTCAGAGGGAAGAACCTCGAAAACGGAGAGTGGGTGTATGGCAGCCTGATAATGAAATCCTACGATGATGTGCTCATCGTTAATAGCGATGGAGATTTTCAAGTTGATCCTGATACTGTCGGCATGATGCTCTTTAAGTGGAGACGGAGAGAGTTCTACGATGGTGATATTGTCAAATACCAGTCGCGTGATGAGAGCGGCCCTTATGTCTATGTGTCTGCATGGCGATACGCTTCAACTGATGTGACACATACTGATGGATATATCCAGCATGATGGTAAGGAGCGGTTTTACGTTGATGGGCCTGCAACTTTTAATTTGCAGAATTGCGAAGTGATAGGTAATGTATATGATAATAAAGAATTGTATGAAGAAATTTCATAATGAATAGATATATATGTAGAGGAAAGGAAAAGGGTACCGGACGATGGGTGTATGGTTACTTGAACATCTTTAAAGAAACGGTTTTCATTAATGATGCAGACGGGAAAGGTGACGATGAGCCATTAATCTCTCCCGTAGTCGATTCCAGCACATTAGGACAATACACCGGATTTGTTGATGTTACCACGAAATTCATTTTTGAAGGTGACATTGTTGAAATGGAGGATAGAAGTTACCGCACGGTCATTTGGTCCAGCTCTGACGCTTGCTTTAAACTTTGCCGTATGGATGGTGATGGAGCGGACGAGGAACTTGGTAAATACAGAATTGGTGGTCTTATAGTTCTAAGAGCGAAGATTATAGGTAACGTACACGATAAAGTAAAAGGACTGACCGAATGATGAGAAAGATTCGATTCCGTGGCAGAAACAAAGGCGGTGTTTGGAAGTACGGCCAGTTATTTGACCTCTCAACCACGTATATCTTTGCAAAGTCGAAGGATGGCCCAGGTAATATGTATGAGGTGGACGAATCTACTATCGGTCAGTATATCGGGAAAAGGGATGTTTCGGGAGCCTACATTTTTGAGGGTGACATCCTCGAGACAGAGCAGGGCCATCATGTAGTAGTTGGATATTCAGAAGAAAGTGCAGCGTTTGTCCTTCGGGATATACATAATAGTGAAGTATTCCACTCCATCGGGCAGGTAGGTCAGATGAGATTGATAGGCAATATTTATGACAATAAAGATTTGGTAAAGGAGGTATGCAATGATATTGATGGTTGAAGATGCGTGGGCTGATTCTTATTTCTCAATCGTCCGTCATACGGGCCGTGCGAGAATAAACGGGACTGATTTCTACGTGGTAGACAAGTTCGGTCGGACGCTGTTCGAGATAAGTATTCCTCCAGGTGATCCAGCCGACTTGATAGACATCAGTTACCTGCCCTTGTACAAGAAGTACGGACGGGAGAAGTTTATCGAGTGTTTGGAGAAGAACCCCGATATTAACTCTGTGCCTGCCATGCGCAAGGCACTTAAAGCGATGTGATATGGGATTGCTGGACGTCATACAATGCTTGATATACGGACATAAGCCATTTACGTTCCGTTGGTATAACATCCTTTATGGTTGCTATAATCGAAAAGGTAAGAAACATCACCCCTGCAAGGGGAGTTACCGAAAGCGGGTCAATCATTATCAGATTGTTTGCCTGCGATGCGGTAAGGTGTTAAAGAAACAATAAATTATGGAATTATGAAAGAATTGGAAGTAAAATCAATGCTGGAAGATAGCCGCATCCCCGAGCAGTACAAGCGTGGAGGTCGGCTGTCAAGTGAGTTTTTGGATGGCGTGGAGTTCGCAGAGCAGCGCATCATGGAGAAAGGTGTGGAAGTTTAGCTGGCGAGAGATGGCGACAATTCTTTATATCTATCAGAAGAAAAGCCTGAGCGTCATGGAAAAGTCAGAGTATTCAAATGCGACGGGTTATCGACAATGCTGTCCGATGAGATGTTCCCCGAATTAACCTTTGAAAACTCTCCCGTCAAGGCGAGAATAATATTGGAGGACTGAATATGAATATGAGACAGTTTTGGCAAAAAGTCGGCAATGGGTATAGCATCGACTTTACACTGAAAATAGAATCTTTTCAATT